TATCTGCAATTGAAGTGGGATCTATCAACTGGCCAAGAATTATTGAACAGATGAAAGATTTTTCTGCGGCTCAAGCTGTGAGGGTTGCCCAAGATGCAGCTAAACGAGCGATTTTAGAGCGAGAGGGATTAGTGATTCAGGAACATTTAGAAGAAGCGATCGCTGAAATCAAGGTTTCCTAGTTTTTTGAGAGTTAAATTTTTGGTGTTTGGAGAAAAAATGGTTTAAAGTTCTCGATGATTGGCGAACATTCAAGGAAGAACAAAAGAAAGAAGAACAAGAACGCTAAAGCACAATTTAATACTTTAACTTGCACAACTCCCATCCCAAATACATAGCATGGGAGTTTTGCAACCCTGGACAATCTCTCATTATTTCTTGTGACACCTTATAAGCGGACTTATTTGAATAACAATTAACCACCTCTCCTGAACCAGGGGTGGTATGCTCAACCACGACTTTACCCTCTTGATTACTAATAATAAAATTCCCCACAGGATCAGAGTAATCCTGGTTTTTGGCAATCTTACCATACTGAGATGAGATTACCTTGCTGACATTCTCAAAACAATCATCATAAATATGAGCGCTCTGACTAATGGTAATCAATGGACCTAATTTGAGGGATTGATGGGAACTCAATAAAGCACTATAAATATATTTCTGTAAAGCCCTTAAACCCATGGCATTGGCTGGCCATGCTGAGAACATATCATTACTACGAAAGGTTGCGGTTAAAGACAGTTCACCGCTGACTACCCTTACCCAAATATGATTTAAACAGGGGGGATTAGATTCATCGTTGTCTTCTTTAATATCCCACAGAGACATTACAGCCCTGGCGGAATTAATGTCATGGGTTAGCTTTTCAATTACCTGTCGAACCTGGTCTTTACCAAACCAGGAACGTAACCTTTGTCCATAGGTGTATTTTATCCCTTCTTGACTAGGCGCGTCCTCTAATATCTGAGAAATATATTCTTGTAAAAAACTTCTATCTACTGGCAAATAGTTGGGTTCAGGAAAGTAAAAATCATCAGGCTCATTGGTAATAATTGCCATTAAATCTATCAATTCCTGCCACGTTCCATCATGGCTAGTGGGTCGGATCACCCCGGTTGTTTTAATTCTATGGATGATTTTTACCCAGGTTTCCGCAATGGTTTTACCCTCTATTCTGTGACCATAGAGGGGTCCTGGTAGGGTATTTGATTCAATTGTACTCATGGGAAATTCTAAGGGTGTTCCCCAAGGTGCAACGGGTTTTTTAGTTGCATAATCTCTGACCGCTTCAACAGCTTGGGCTATTGATTGTACTTCCTTGATTTCTACAGACTCACGCAATTTTTTTAAAACATTCATATCAATCTCGATGTCAATATAGCCAGTAATAGAAGAAGAAATTACCCAGGTTTTTCTACCAATATCACTAATACCTTTATTGAAACCATAACGAAAAAAGTCAGCTAAACATTGACAGCCACCTGCGTTTTTGTCTTCCTTAGTTCCATTGAGAATTACTAAGTACCTAACATGAGGATTTAATAGCAGATTCCGAACCACTAAGTTAATCCCTCTTGTGGGTGAGTATAGTTGCCCAATAACTGCATATTCATGGTTACTCAAATGTTTTTGGACTGCTTCTTTGATAGTCCATCCTGTTATCAATGCAGTCTGTCCAGTTCCTTGAATTAATTGAGTTGGCTTGTACTTGGCTGTATATTCCCCTGGTTTTTCGGTCATGGTTTTTTGCTGATTTTAATTATTAATTTCTATAAAAATAATACCATAAAATGAGAGTATTATTGACAAACTAATCAATTAATATTATTATTAAATATAGTATTAATACGAGTAACATTCCCACAGATCATGAAATTAATTTGCTCTCAATCTGAACTTAACGCCAATCTTTCTTTGGCTAGTCGTGCTGTTCCTTCACGCCCAACTCATCCGGTACTTGCTAATATTTTGTTAAAGGCTAACAGCGACACTGATCAAGTGGAATTAACTTCCTTTGATTTAAGTTTAGGCATTTGTACTACTTTTGATGCTCAGGTGTTACAGGGTGGTGAAATTACCATACCTTCTAAACTACTCTTAGATATTGTTTCTAAATTACCCCAGGGTGACATTACAATCAGTAGCACTGAAGAAGAAAGCGGTGGTATTACCGTCACTTTAAAACCTAAAAGCGGTCGCTATCAAGTCCGTGCTATGAATGCTGATGAGTTTCCTGAGTTGCCAACAGTTCACGAGGTAGAACCAATTGAGGTTTCTGCTTCGGCACTTAGCGAGGGACTGCAACGTACTTTATTTGCTACTAGCTCTGATGAGACTAAACAGGTTCTCACTGGTGTGCATTTTTTCTTAAAGCGAGATAGTATAGAATTTGCCTCTACCGATGGACACAGATTAGCGGTAGTGGAAACCAGTCGTGAGTCAGACGAGGATCAAGAATCAGAGGTGACAATTCCTGCTAAAGCGTTACGAGAATTGCAAAAAATGTTAAGCCAGGGTTCTGCTCCTGAACAGGTTGAAATTTACATAGATCCGGTACAAGTAGTATTTGTGCGTGGAAACCAAAGATTAACCAGTCGCACATTAGAAGGTCATTATCCTGCTTATAATCAATTAATTCCCAGGCAATTTGAGCGAGAAGTAACAATAGACAGAAAACAATTTATTAGCACCTTAGAACGGATTTCTGTGTTAGCTAGTCAGAAAAACAATATTGTCAAATTGTCTTTAGATAGGGACAATCAACTAGTAATTTTGTCCTGCGAAACTCAAGATGTGGGTAGTGCTATAGAGTCAATACCAGCCCAAGTTTCTGGTACTGATATCGAAGTCGGGTTTAATGTTAAATATCTTTTGGAAGGACTTAAAGAGTTATCTTCCGCAGAGATTCAAATTCACTTAAATCATCAGTTGCAACCAGTTATTTTTACTCCGTTAAGTGGATTAAAAATGACATATTTAACCATGCCTGTGCAAATAAGAGATTAAATATTTACCCTGGTAGTTGCTCGCTCTACTATTGATTTATTGTGCATTGCCAGGGTTTTACAACAGTTTAATTTTTGTCCTTTATTGCTTCACTGATCATAGCAGATAGCATCTTTAATTGTGGTTCACATTTTCCCATGTCTTCATTAAAAAACCAATTTTCAAAGAAAGATTTACTCCATTCAACTAATATAAATCCAGCGAAATTTTCTTTATAATAAAATAAATATATAGCATAACGTCCCGTGTCTCTACTGCTTAACCAAGTAGAACAAACCTCACCTTCACTACCGCAGCAAGAGTAGGAAATTTTATTATCAATCATAGGTTTAATGGCACTATCAAAAAAATGCCTAGAAATTGGCGGGCGACTAGCCATTGAGTGTTTGCCACTAGATGCTACTTCTAAAAATATAGAATGGTTGTCTAGATGGAATTTAAACAAAGATATTCTGACTGCTTTTAAGTCATACCTAATCCTTTCCATCATTGCATTGATTTCTGTAATTTCTGAAGAGGATATGTTGTTAAACATCTGTTGATTACCAACAACTTCAATAACAATATTTTTGATTTGCTCAATAACTTGCTTAACCAAAGCCTCACCCATCATGGATACAATGGCTGTAAAAATACATCCAGAAAAAATTATTAAGGCTTTGATGATATCAAGGGATCTTAGTGCATCACGAAGTTCATAGTAATCTTCTTTATTCTGGACTTCTGTTTTTTGAGGAACAGGTGCTTGAGCTTTAATCAAAGATGACTCATTTACTGCAATTGCCTTTTTAGTAATTCCGGTTTCAGAATGTATTGCCGTTTGTAGCACCAACGACAGAACCATCAACTGTATTAATAAGTTATTTTTTTTCATAAATTACCTCTACCAGATGACTTTAAAAATAAAAAACTCGCGGAGGAGGCGCGAGTGGTTATACAACAGGGTAACAGCCAAAAGACTTTTTTATTATACCATTTATTTTTATTAATGTGTGCAATAAAAAAAAGATGGGAGCGCAGTTTCCCATCCTGGGGTCTTATTACACATTGACATTATATCAGGTTTATGCCTTCATATAATAGCCTGTAACCTAATTTTAGTCTTTCTAAAAACTTGGTGGTGTTTCTATTTTTCCACAATTGATTTTTGTGGTCTATAATCCAATTCTTGGGGTCATGACAGATAGTTTGATGACAACGTAAGCAAACAGGAAATACCGATTCTCCTATGACATCCTTGCCGTAGTAGGCATGATGTAATTCATCTGATTTGCTAGTAATGCAATAACAGCATAGCCCATGGGTTGACTTGTGAGCGATCGCGCATTGTTGGCGATACTTTCTAGGATTTCCGTATCGCTTACTGTAGTCTATTTTTGATTGAGTATTTTTCATAGTTCCCAACTGCATAATTCATCTTTTTGGTGGGAAACATACTCACTTGAGTGTTGATTTGACATGGGAGTAGTAGGTTCAAAAACTATTTTGATCTTAACTTAATTCAGGGGAGAAAACTTTGTTTTTTTTAATTTTTGCAAACTTATTATTGCTTTTGTGTTGTCGTTACAAGCATAGTAAAATTCTTTGTTACTAGGAACAACATTGCTTTGAGCAATGCCGTCCTGAATAAGTATTGACAATATTCTTCTGACTGTATATGCGGACAATTTAAAGAACAACAATGCAACAACATCTTTTACAGACAACGCTTTATCTGCGGTTTTTAAAACTTCTAAAACAAGGGCTTTGTTTCTGTCTCTTGGTACATACATTGCGGGAGCTTTGTTCAATAAGTCTTTTTTCTCTATACTTACCCAAAAGATAATATGCCAATCAAATGAGGTGATTAAATTTTGTTTTTCAAGACTTTTTAAATGATAGTAAACCCTTTTTGCACTCATATTTAAAGTTAGTGCCGTTCTTATGTCTTCTGTGGACATGGGTTTATTGGACTTTTTGATTTCATTAAGTATTGATTCTCTTAACAATTTACACTTAGTTTTTATCCCTGGGGCTTTTTCTTTTTTGGGTTTAAGTCGCTTATATGGTGTTTTAGGCTTTTTTAATTTTGCCTTCTCAGGGTGTTTTGGGGGTTGAACAATGGTTTCAGTGGGTTCAATATTTTTCTGTTGCTTGCTGTCAAAATTACTGCAAATTAGAGATACTTTAAGTTCCCCTACCCTACCAGTTATCTTAATACATCTTGCTGCTTCTAATCTTTTGATTAAACTATTGCCAAAGTGGTTTAAATCCCTTAGTTCAACATCGCCACCCCGCGTTTTTATGTAGTCTAATACTTGCTGTGGGCTAAACATAATCTTCGCTCTAAACCAAAATTAAAAAAATAAATTAGTGAACTTTTGTTATTATACAACAATATATTAGCATAGGTAATCAAACATAAATAACGATAATTTTTAATGCTTAAAAAGAGTATACAATTACTCATATACTCTTTTGCCAGCAAAGTATTCATTATGTTTGTTGACAGATTTGATAACAAGTTAGTGGCATCAAATCTAATCCTCTTAATGTTTTAAAAGTGTCAACTTCACGTCTTGAATTAAACAGTCTTGCTTCCCTTATTTTGGTGGTGAAAATAATGTCATAAAGTCCAGTATTCTTATGGATTAATCCCTGTTCTGACCCTAAGATAAAGCCCTCTAACTTCTTACTCATTTTCCCATTCCTCTTTTAATTTGGACGCTAGTAACTCAATCCCGTTATCATTTAGTTCCTGTTCGGTCAAGTGTTTCCAGGCTGCTTTTAGTTCATCGTTGGTGGGGAATCTCTCTAATTCTTTAATCCATTCAATCAGTATTTCGTAATAGTTAACTGCGTCTTGCTTAGGAGCAGTTTCTTGGGGTTCGTTGACCTGTTCCATTGCATCAATATCAAATACCGGAATTAAGGCTACAAATGGATTACCACGAGTAGGAATTACCAGGGCATATCTCACCTGTTCCCTGTCTAAGAGTTCACACACTTGACTAAACAAATCAGATATTTCTGCTTTGACATTTAACAATTCTGGCATTCTAGTAAGTACATAATTGGACACTTTCCCCAATGCCAAAAAGCAAATATTTTTAAGTGCAGGACGGGAAAAACCAGTGTAGGTACTTAATGGATTTTGTCCCATAAAGATGCCGTGAATTTTCATGGCTGCGGTGAAATTAATAATATAATTCCACATAGCGCAAAGGTTCATTGCCGTTTCTTTTGGTACTTGTCCAAGTAGTCCTTTGCCCTCACCATAAACAACATTAACCTCGTCTTGAACCAAGAATATTTCACTTAATCCTTCACCCTTGCGGTTGTTTTTAAACTCATCCTGACGTGCATCTATAACTTTCGTGGCAAAAGTAACCCAATGATCTAAATTGGTTTTAAACCCATCAAACTTGCGGCTAAATTTACACAACCAAGCTGTTAAGTAATTCTTGGGATCTGAACAAAACACATAAGCTGGCCTTTGTGAATTAGCAGCAATCTTATTGATAAAAACACCTGCTAAAGTTGATTTCCCTGATTGGGTTTCTCCCCAAAAACTAAAGTGATGATTGGCGCGATCGCTCATGTTTTGTCTAGATGAACTTTCACACAATTCATCAACCCAGAAATCATCTATCCGCACATATTCAGGATACTGAGATGCTAATTCTTGCAGTAGTTGTCTTACGCTAGGATTGATAATTGCTTGTACTGATTGTTCGTCAATGGTGGCAACCTCTGGGTTAGGAATACTACGAGAACCGGGCAACTGCTTAGGCTGTTCAAGGACTGCTTGCTGTATCTGCGGTAACTCAACTAAGCCATGTAGCCCAAATTCTTGTGTCCATCGGGGTCGTTCTATTTCTGGCAATAAGTTGACATAAGAAGCTAATTCCCGCTTAGAATCAATCTGAGTTCGACACTGTTCAAAGGCAAAAGACCCTTTAAGCTGATTGTTGACAATAGCTAAATTTGCCTGTTCTATGGAGTTGTAGAATTTTTCTTTTTGCTTCCTGCGATAAGATTCTCCAGTAAAACAAATACCTGAGAATAATCCAAATATTTGCTGAACCAACTTAACCGAGTTATTTTGATGGGAAAATAATACAGGGGAAAAAGTACCTGCTATGGCTGTAATTGCCAGCGTTCCCATTAATAATCGTTCTGTCATCATTAATGGGAGAAAGTTGTCTCTATCCTTGGTAAAAGGGGTTTCACGAATCTGCATAAGGTTTTGGTAGGTTAGGTGCTAATGTTATGTAAGGGTCTTTATTCGTGGGAATTACCAATGCACAAGGAATGTATTCGTTGTCAAGTAAATCCCGTACTTCTTCAAAAAGCACACCTAATTCTGGATTAATATTCCAGTAATTAAGACTGCCTAGTAAGTACCCCATCACACGAGTACCCATTGCAATAAAAGAGATGTTTTCTCGCTGTTTTTTGGTAAGTCCAATTTTTGCAATTAGTGGGCTTTGTCTTTCCAAAATGTCGTCTCTGTGGAAACCAGTTCTTTCCTGAATCATCTTAATCAAACTTGATTTACCAATGCCAAATTCCCCGGTTACTATTAGTTGAGGATACTGATTTTGACTTGAGTTTTGTTTTTGTGCTACTAAACTACCGCATAGATTATCTAACCAGGAATCATCAAGTATAATGTGTTCAGGGTTGTCCAAAGCCAAAGTTTCTAGTCGTTTTAAAATTCTCTCAAGATGCTGCATAAATTCCTACCATGACTGCAAATAAAGCTAAACTTCCTAGTGTGTAAATAGGTGCAAAACCTACTATGTTTTGTGTTTTATTGAGAATTCCGTGATGTTTGTAGTACAAACCTAACCAGTTATTAATGCCACTAATTATTATTAGTAATAATCCTAAAAATATTAGTGCGATCGCCCCTCCAGTGGTAACAGGAAATGCTTTTAACAAAAAGCTTAGAAGCTGAAAGGTTGCGTAACCACAGAATAGTAACCCCCCGTAAAATTCTTTATCCATTACTTACCTTCTCATGTCATATTGCAAGTACAAAATCATGCCTAAGAACAGTGCAATTAATAGTATTGTAATTATACCTGTGATGTCTGGGATTAACATCTTAGTCTTCCTCTTTGCTTGCTAAATAAAAGACATTTGCACAACCAAAAGCTAATTCACTACCAACAACAAATACCCCACACAAAACCTTTAAAAACATCAAGGAAGGATTGCCTAACTGTTTTAAATTGATTTGATAATCAGTCCAGAAAGTGTAGGCTGCTATTAGCAAAAAAGCTGTTATACCAACAAAAAACACTGCATCAAATATTTGCTTCACCTCTTTATCTGCTCTAGGTTTTTCTAAAATCTTAACTAATATTTTGGGGTCAAATAAAACCGTGGTTACAGATAATTCAATCCCCAAAATCAAAGCAACTGTTACTGCACTTGCAAAGATTCTTTGCCAATATTCCGCACTCTTTAATAAGTTGTAAAAGTGTGGGTACAGGGTGTAAGCATTGTACAAAAGCACACCCCAGCCAACTTTATTAAAGAATCGGAATAGAGTAGCGTCGGCTTCACTATTCCTCTTGAATATCATGAAAATATCTCCGTAGCTTGAACCGTATAGACTGTTTCGTAGGCGTTTAAGTTAACTTGAGTTTCTGCTGCGCCTAGTTGATACCTAGATACAACTTTACCGTGACTAGCTTCAATCCCTCTTAAACGTTCATCAACTTGCATTACTTTTTGAGTGTGCTGAACATTCAACTCATGAAGCCTTAGTAGCTGATCCATTTGCTGACTTCTACTGGTAACTATGTCTCTTGCTAATTCTAATTGGGCTTCTATTTCTCCAGTGTGTTTAGCTTCGTTTAAAACCTGTTGGGCGGAAACTGATTCTGGAAGGATCATTCTCTCTTTAATTCTTGCTAAAGAACTACCCATGTCCCCAATTTTTGTGACATTAGTTCCAATTCCTTTTAGATCAGTTTTATTATTGCTGGACGCAAGTCCCCCGAATATGTTGTCTAACATTTTGATGTTCCTGGTTGGTTGATTTGTTGATACTTAAATATGCACAGAGAATTAATACAAGAAAGGTCAACCCCAAAAAACTAATAGTGAAAATATTAGTTATGGTTGCATCGCGCTGAATCTGTTGTTCAATGCGATACTGCTGATCTTTGTGGTACTTTGCGTCGCGCCGACTTTGCTCTTCAGCGCGATACTGTTTATCTTTGTGATAGTCAGATGACGTGATGATCCTGTCAAGGATATCTTCAGGAATAGAACCTTTGACTGCAAACTCACCACCGGGCTTCACGGTAAGTTCTAGTGGGTTCTTCTGGGGTTGTTGGATATCCTCCTGTGTCTCTAGATGGCTGGGAAACTGCATAAATTACTATTCCTGATGCTATGAACAATTGAGCAAATATGGCCGCTACCAGCCAATAGGAAGGGCTAATAATGCCACTAATTACCCCATGCCTCGTCAAAAGCTGACTCAAATTCTTCGAGAAAGTTTTTGTTTTCTTCCGACCTCTTCTTGAGTTCTGCCGTAAACTTTCCTACAATATTTGACTCCATGTTGTTAGTCAGCCCAACTAAATCATCTACAATTGAATTCTCTTTTTCTTCAACTTTTCTGGCAACAATATTTTTCATGTTTGTTGCCCGTGAAGATATTGTTTGATTTAATTGTATGATAACTGGCTTTAAATCCTCAATAGGATTATGCCCGGTGCTTTTATTCTTGGTATTTCGGGCTTTCTTTCCTGGTTTTTCAGTCACTAAATCAATTGAGTTGCTGTTAGGAATTAATGCTATTGACCCGGATTGTTTATCAATTTCCTCAGCAATAAATTTGACGTTTGGCTCATTAAAGGTTTCAGATTCAGGGTCGTAAATACTGGTTAAATCTAACTCGACTTCATTAGCGATCGCTATGGCTCTTGCTTCTAATTCTTCATCAGAAATATTTTGAGTTAAGTAAGTTCTGATAATATTAAATACGCTCATTGGTGACTCCTAGTTTTTGTTTGATTTCTTTTTTAGCCTTGGCTGTAAAGATGCTTAACGGTGCATCTGTTCTCCACTCTATATAGCCGTCTCCTTCTGGTTTACGGATTAAAATTATCACTTGTGCATTGCTCACTATCAAACTCCTTTTTGATTTGTTGATGACTGTTTCTTACGTTTTTGTACTTACGTATTAACTGCTGTATCTTAGTTAGTTCGGCAAGTTCTTTTTCTGTTAGAGGAAAGCCATTTAGTTCCTCTGATTGGGCGTTAAAAAAGTTTTCAAACACCCCTAAAACTTCAAATCCAAACCGGATATATCGCTGTATTTGTCTTTGGCTTACGCTTAAAGTTACTCCCGCCTCTTTTCGGCTGATCTTTGGTAGATTCATCTCTCATGTCCGGGTCATGTCCGGTATGTACTTACTATAAAACCCCTCTAATAGAGCGTCAATAGATATGTGGGATTTCCCACATTTGCTGACAATTAAAGGGGTTTTGGATTAGTTATTTTTAGCTAGATTCAGCAGGAAAACAGCCACCCAGTCCGGTAATTCGTCGGCGTAGAACCATTTCTGGACGGTTGCGGTTACAGGTGGTTGTAGCCCAGTTCCTTCATAATATTTAGATATTTTTTGCTCAACCCAGTTGATACAAAACTTTTGGTAGCCGCGATCGCCGGGATTTAGTCCGGCTGCTTTTGCCTCTTTTTGGGGTAAAACTGGTTCAATTAGCTTCATTCGTGCCATAATTAGTTAGCTCCTGTGCGGGGTGACATATCCCTCTAATTGCTCTCAACAATTAGAGGGATTTTAATTTTAAAAATAGCATATTCCTCTATTAGTGTGCTATTAGTGAAAATAATAGTTTTAGGTTCTATATGACTAAGCCACGGACAAGAGAAGAGATTGAGAAGGATATTGCCACCCATCCTGACCGGGGGTTGATCAACGGCAAAAAAGTAGTTAGTGACGAACCCAGGGAAGTTCGCGCTAAAATCTCTAGTGCGTTAAAGCGCAAGGTGTTAAGAATAGGTGCGTGCTATGGCATGGACATAACGGACGTAATCAAAATGGCCGTAGCGACTTTATGGAGACAGGAACAGCAAGTAGTTGAGTCTCACGAAAAAGAGAAGGCTGCTGAGTTTGGAGTATCAGTACAAGATATCCAGATGAAATCTTTTGGTCACTACAAAAATGTCAGCAGACGAAAAAGATTAAACTTCACAAAATCTAAAGAAGATGAGTAAAATATTATTTTTGTCCCTAAATGCCATTAGGCAATCTAAGTCAGGAAGTAATATTATTCTCAACCCACGAGACCAGGAATTAATACCAGGTGTCACAGACATCATTAGTAAATACTCGGATTGGGATATTACTGGAATTACGAACCAAGTGGGAATACAAGGACGCAGAAAGACATTATCATCTTGTATTCAGGAACAAATCTACACAATGGAATTGTTACCCAATTTAAGTTCTGTTAATTTCTGTACAACCTTTGATGGAAGTACGGCTTATAGGTGTCATCGTGATACTGCTTGGGTTGAGTTACCTTTTGGGCGTAATTACCGCAAGCCCGCGCCTGGTATGATTCACCAATTTATTGAGGATTATACATCCCTACCACTAACCCATGCTTTAATGGTAGGTGTAAACAGAGATGATCAGCAATGCGCCTTGTCTGCTGGTATTGATTTTATTTGGGCTGATGAGTGGAGGTAAGTATGTGGAAAGTTCCATTGTTGACTATGTTGCAATACCTGAATAGTGAGTGCAATGATCTTAAGAATCATCAAGCAAGAAAGGTTTTAGAAGCATTGGTTATTATTTGCGAAAACGAATATATAGCTGAGAAAATTCTAGACACTGCGGAGAAATACCGTAGCAATTCTCACAGTTTTACTACATTACAAGAACTAATGGAGGCAATTGTAGTTTATGAATGAATACCCTGAGCGTTGGGTACGGGCTAATTGTGTAGAACTCTATAATGGTGCAATATGCGATCGCACCTGGCGGAAATACAAGCGTATATGTCGAGTACCGGACGGTCGCAAAAACCCGAAAGGCACTGAACCAATGGTTGACAAGACTTATGCCCAGCGATTATTCATGCTTGCGTATATGCGGTGTGAGCAAAAGCGAGGGAACAAACACCCTGCTGGTTGGCAGTCCCGTATTAGTTTAAAAGAAATAATTACACGCCTAAACCAACCTGCAACAAAAGTAGCATTGGATCAAGCGTTGGGAAATGGAGTACGCATTGATGGTGTACTAGGAAAGGATGTACCGAACTGGCTACAGAGACAGCTAGGTAAGTCTGTATCTGTGCGGACACTAAGAAGATGGGCAAAGAAAAACGGGGTAGACTTTTGCTCTCATCTCCCCGTGCCTATTCCCACATTAAACTTGTTTCTTCAGATTTAGCCCGCTTTTTGCCAGGTCTGCTTTCCTGGCATTTTTTGATTTTAGCACAAACATAACCAGGTGACAAATATGTTATTAAAAACACTAGGAATTGGATTATCATTACTATTGATGGCTACGTCCCCGGCAAAAGCTCAATGGGGTGGTGCTAAATGGGGAATGACCCTGGAGCAGGTGTCTAAAGTTGCACCAAACAAGCTTGAGATCATGAAAGGTACTTGCGGTGAAGACTTTAAGTTAGGCAGAGAGGTTTACAATACTTACTGGACTGGCTATAACGCTGTTTACGTTGTTTGCTATATTTTTGACAGCAATAAATTAAATGAAATAATATTATTGTCTACTGATGTTAGCACCCATTTGGAATACTTAACCAAAAAGTACAAAGATGCTCCGGTAAAAACAAATTCTGTGGGTGATACGATTACTCCCACAGGAGCGCTTAGAAGATACGTTAGAAGAAGCTGGAAAACCAAAGAAAAAGAGGTGACATTTAAAACAGTTCATGATGACGGTAAGCTTAAATTAGAAATGGTTATCTTTTCAAACATCCAGGAAACAGATGATTAAAAATGATATTTGGAACAAGTCTCAAGAGGGCATGATTAAATATCAACATTAGAAGTTGTAACTGTAGCTAAAGTTTGATTTTTGTGATATAATTGTAGATGTCAAACTCTGATAAATTAAGGGTGCTGTTGGCTAATAACCAACAGCTTTATCATTAAAATATGTATGCAGTTGCACCAAGTTCTTTAAAGTTAAAGTGGGATAATGCGGTACAGTATGAATCTAGTTTTATTTCTCGGATTTTCGAGGGTGGGGTTGACGAGAGGGGAAACAGGAGTCAACTTAATCAAACTACAGCAACCCAAACTTTAACCCTGACCATAGATAATCAATTTGAATATGTAGAAATAGATGAATTTTTAACAGAAAATTTAGGCAAACCATTCTATTTTGATTCAGTTCTTTATCGTTGCGAGACATTCAAATTTACTTATTTAAGCGCAGTTGTTTTTGAGTTAGAACTAAGCTTAATTCAAGTATTCAGACCTTGACGTTATCCGTAATTTGATATATGATAATAATTAATAAACAGGAAACCAAAAGGGAATTTAAACTATGAAAACTTGGAATTTACAAATTAATATTATGGTTAGTCCAAATCTTTCAGAGGAGGATATTGTCACGATACTTCAAACAGAGCTTGATCATCCAGAAATAGAATTCTTAGTGGTTTCAAAGATAAAGGAAGAGAAGGAAAACAGGTTTTTAAGGGGATTTTCCCTTATTAAAAATAATTTTGCTTGGTGGTTGCGTCACATTGATACGACCCCTCGTGCCTGGAACGATGATACTTTTTTTTGGAATCTTCTTAGCAACTAAAAAAAATGAGTGTTTGGTTAACTAGTTATACGAACAGTCAGAAATACGCAGAAGAAGCAGAGCATCTGCGTAAGACACACAGAATAGAGGAGTCTACGCAGATGTTCCTTTTGGCTGCCCAGGAAGAGGAACGGGCATTAAACTCTGTTGATCCTGGTAATACTAAGAGGGTTGCAACCATAGCAGTTAAATGTGCGTCCCTGTACGTAAAAGCTGACAACCCTGAAAAAGCAAAAGAGATTGCGGAAAAATACTTAAACGACAAGCTGCCAGTTTTTGCCTTAAGGCAATTAAAAGAAATTGTCCGTTGGTGCAACAAGAGCATGAAGTTATCTATCAGTGAAGAATTGATTTTAAGAGCTATCTGCGATCGCACAATGTACGGACTTGAGATCAAACAAGCACTTAGTGAATGCTGCGGACATGACATTGGTTATGGGAGTTTGTACCCATCTCTGAACAAGCTGACTGAAAAAGAACTTATTGAAAAGGTTCGTAGCGTGGTAGTCAAGGGCAAAAATCGGGACTACTATCGATTAACCAAGTCAGGTGTTGATGCGGTAAATAGCATAGAGGAGAATTACGTAAAGCTTAAATATTGGAAACAAAATAAATAACAAGTATTGAGTAAGCAGGTTGGGTTAATACTTGACCCGCTTTTATTTATTAATTATGCTTAAATAAAATATTGTATTAAGATTAATAAAAAAGCAGAGCAATTAACTAACATATATGTATGATTACCGGAAATTAAAATAAGAGGGGTCTTATTATGAAATGGGAAAAACTACCAAAGCCGTGGACAAAAGAGCAGTGTCGTCGTCGTTACGTTGAGAGCGAGGAGGATATAGGTATCAGAAAACTAGCTGTCCAGGCTGGCTTGAGTAAGGGAACTGTTGAAGGATGGGTAAAGCGAGAATTGTGGGTAGACCAGAGAAGACGCTATCAAGACACTTTGCAGACAACTATTCAGGTTAAAACTATACACAGGGTATCCGAGAGAATATCAGATGAATTGTCTCAAATTATCATTGAAAACTACAAAGTACACAAACTCACTAGGGATTATGTAGCTAAAATAATTGAGCAAAAAGCTAGGCAACTAGCAGAAGATTTGGAACTGCCGGGAGAAGAAAGAAAGAGGGCGATTTCCCAACATAGCGCACCTGAAACAAACCAGTGGTCACAAGCCCTACAGCGGTCAACAAATGCCATTAACGAGACTAGAGGAATAAAATATTATGTTGATGTTAATGCGGCTGTTGACAAACTAGCTAAAGAGGGCTACCAAATCATTGATCCAAGCAAGAATGAAGATGATGATGAAGATATATAAAGTTTTTGATGTTACTGGACATGGCGCGATCGCTATTGAACACGGACAAAGATTGTACAGATTGATTCATCCCCATTTGTTAAATGGGGAATCATTGCAATTAGATTTTACAGGAGTAGAAACATTGACTGATGTTTTTATAGGTCAATCACTTGGGCAATTATTCAGAGATATTCCTGCCCAAAAAATTAGAGAATTGATTGACTTTAAGGGATTAAACAATGACAAACATGGTATGATACAACGTACAATGAACAGAGCCTACAGGTGGTATTTCAATGAGCAAAATCAAGCGTGGACAAATTGAAGAATGGGATATTGACAAATTAACTCCTTATGAGAACAATGCTAAGTTACATCCTGATTCCCACATTGAACAAATAGCTAACTCCATTGAGGAATTTACTTTTCTCGACCCGATAGCGGTAGATGAGAATGGTGAAGTATTAGAAGGTCACGGTCGGCTTTTAGCAGCCAAGAAACGTGGTGATAGTACAATTCCCGTAATTCAAATTACTGGGTTGTCAGATACTCAAAAAGTGGCATATCGGTTAGCACATAACAAGCTGACCATGAACACTGGATTTGACCCGGAAATGTTAAAGATTGATTTTGAGTTTCTACAGGATAGTGATTTTGAGTTAAGTTTGACGGGTTTTGGGGAATTGGAACTAAGTTTTTTAGATGATGAACCGGAAGATAATAATAATGATGATAGTGGCAGTGGTGAGGATGATTATGAACAGACAGAAGAGATTATTTCACGGGTTAAATTAGGTGAGATTTGGCAATTAGGACGGCATAAAATATGTTGTGGTGATTCAACTATTGAGAGTAATGTTAGGGCTTTATTTGGTGACGAGAAAGCGTCTATCTGTTTTACGTCGCCACCTTACAATCTTTCGAGTAACGTTGAATTGAGAAATGGTAGATTCAAGAAAGAAAATACCGCGTATAAAGACAACTACGACGACAATTTACAAGGCGAAGAATACTTACGTCTTTTGGATCAATTTCTCTCCAATGCTTTTATAGTTTCAGATTATCAATTCATTAACATTCAATGTCTTAGTGGAAATAAAATATCGCTTTTTGATTGGGTTGGTAGATATTCTCGGCATTTGGCTGATGTGTTGATTTGGTCAAAAACGAATCCACAGCCAGCGATGGCAGAAAAAGTCTGTAATTCTGCTTTTGAGTTTATATTCGTATTTGCATCTGATAGTAATCCAAATAGAGCGATAAAGACGGCTGTATTTAGTAGAGGTAGTTTTAGCAATGTCTACTCCTCATCCTGTGCAACTAACAGAGAGTGGACTCATGGAGCTACGTTTTCAGTCGAGTTTGCTGAACATTATTTAAGTGCTTACGCACCGACGGAATCACTTATTTATGAACCATTTTTAGGGAGCGGTACAACGATAATCGCAGCGCAAAAGATGGAAGGTAGTCGCACCGTGTACGGGTTTGAATTGAGTCCTGATTACTGCGAAATTATATGTCAACGGTTTGAGAAATTTACGGGTATTGAAGCTAAGTTAATAGGTACGCTTTCCACAAAACCAAAGGATGACACACAATCAGAAGAATATTTAAACTCGCTAGGGTTTTGAATGCGCCTAACTAAATTACACCGCAAGTGTTTTGAGTGCCTATAAAATGTGTTACAATTGGTATGTAATCCCCTCGCCGGGTGGTGCGACTAACACCAAGTCCGCAGGGGAAGTAACCTAACGCTGAGGTCACATGAATAATTTAGCAGTTTTTGATTATAACGGACAAACAATTTCTCGCCGTCAAAACGGGTTTATCAACCTTACCCAGATGTGTCAAGCCAACGGGAAACGACTTGACAACTGGACGCGACTAAAGCAAACTCAAGACTACATAAGGATTTTAGCTAACTCACTCACATCTGAGGTAGTTTATTCAGAAGAGGGGGTAAACGGCGGTACTTGGGGACATCCTAGTTTAGCTATCAACTTAGCTAGATGGATTAGTCCAGAATTTGCTGTGTGGTGTGATGGACATATTTTTAATCTGATGTCAACAGGTAGTACAGCGATCGCACACCAAATACCAAAAACCTATTCTCAAGCGTTGCTAGAAGCCGCAAAGTTGGCAGAAGAGAACGAACGACTAGAAGCACAAAACATCCTTTTAGAACAACAAAATGAATGCCTATCTGAAGCGGTTGATGAGTTATTCAACTATTCCTCTATTGTCCGCATAGCCAAGTTCAACGGTATTTCAGAAACTCGGTTTAAATGGTGCAGACTCAAAACGGTATCCGTAAAAATGGGATTGGAAATTAAAAAAGTGCCATGCCCAAGATTTGTTGAGAAAAATTTATACTCTCATGATGCTTGGCGTGTTGCTTACCCTGGTATTGCTTTACCGGAAACAACTACACTTGTTATTCAGTCAGTAAAGAACTGATTTAATTAGTCAAAAACGAAACCCCTGGATTGTCGCTAGTCCAGGGGTTTTTTAATCAATACGTCAATAAAGATTGTTATATTTGCGATTACGTGCTATAATAATTCAAACCAGCACCGTAAAGAGTGTGTCACCACTCAGAACGGTTGTATCACTGGTTAACATTTCACCCGAAAAAGGCGGGTTAATCTGTCGTGACCAATTTAGCATTAATCGTTGAGCAAATCAAGAACGAAATTACCGTTGACCCCGAAGGTAAAGGTAAAGCCTCTATTCGTGCGGTCGCTAGACTGATGGATGTTGATCATGTGTCACTCTTGAGTAACTTCAAGAGTGGTGAACAAAATCCCTCTAAATTGGCTGAAATGCTTACAGAGTATGGGTTTGATAGTGGTGAACAAATCTCATGGTCAGAAGCAGGAATACCAGATGTAGCGATCGCAGTCATAGCCAAATACTACGCATATAAAGCTGGTAGGTATTGCAAGAAACAAGCTGAACTTGTGGATACTGTTTTTACGTCCATTGGTGTCCGGGTATGGATGCAAAAACAGGTGGGTTGGGAAAAACAAGAATCTAAGGATAGGGGACTTATAGGCTTGTGTCAGGATGCAAGTATACTTATAGATTTAATACTTGATGGTACTGACGTTCACCCCAACTTAAAAGCCGCAGTCAAGGCTAACCAGGTTGCTAAAATTTACCCGGCGCTCGCTTCGGCGATGGAAGAATCAAAGTCGCTGCTAAGTATTCCCATTGAGGATAAGCTGATCCGACCAGGCAAATTAGCGGAGCTATATGAAGCTAAAACCGGGGTGAAATTGTCAGCGCAGAAGATGAACTCATTACTAGCGGAAAAGGGCTTACAGGTCAAAAACACTGCTAACAATAATCCTTTATGGCTGCCCACAGAGGAGGGAAAACAATATTCCCAAATAGTCTTAGACACTGCAAAGGGACATAACAAAACCGTCCAGTCGTTGCAGTGGCATCCATCTGTGGTTGAAGTAATTTAATCCACAACAAAAACAAACCCCTGGACTAGTGCTAGTCCAGGGGTTTTAATCAGGAAGTAGATATTGCTCTCAATTCTTCATCTGAGAAGAATCGAGAGTATGGAGTGAACTGTTCAGAGCAAACCCACCCCGGTACTTGCTTTGTTATATGGCATTCGATTTTGTGATGGAAAATATAGGCAACGCTGCCTACAGTGAATTGCTGTCCTTCCATGATCTTTGTTTTTTTTGTTTGTATAATTACTATAGTCTATTCTACTATTTATTGTCAAGTAGTTTATGTACTGAACTTTTCCCTTATCTTTGTGCAACTATTTTACGGTTGGGGATTTAGTCAAAAACAAAACCCCTGGATTATTGCTAATCCAGGGGTTTTGTAGTACGTAGGTTGTTTCATTTAATATACTCATATCCTTGGGCGTGAAGCTGATTTGTGTATCTGGGTAATCCTACCCAGTATTTTCCGTCATCTCCCATTAGTATCATATTAATTTTAACTGCGTTGTCACAAAAAGTCCTGGCGGACTGCAAGCTAGAAAATTTACTCATCTGTTTGATTAATGCTGAAAATGTTGTAGTAGCCATTGTCTTGTCTCCCTTGTTTTTGTTTATATAACTACTATAGTCTATTCTACTATTTATTGTCAATAGGTTTTAAAAAATATTTTGTACTGAATTTTGGTTAACTTTTCGTACAGTACAAACAAGCAAGTAAAACAAAGAACCGCTTAAACTTTTGTCTAAGCAGTTGCAAGTTATTTATGAAGATTAATAATTAAATTTCTTTTAAATAAATTTTATATTCTTCCCAGCCGTCTTTTTCGATGGAAATAACTTCAAACCCGGTTAAGGGTAAGAACAATACTTCTCGTTCTTCAGGGTATTTAGAGAACTTAGAAATATCTCTCCCGGTTTTAGACTCAATCACAAGGGTAATCGATCTGTTATCTGTTCTGGACAAGGGTACACCCAAACAGTTGAATTTCTGAGCTACGACTTGGCTTTTGGATGTGGACATAAAGCCCATATCCCGGTAAACTTTACCGACCTTAAAAGTTGTTGATATTTCTGACTTGTCAAGGGTTAAGCCACGGTAGACTGTTCCTTTAAAGCATTTAACATTTTGTAAATCTTCAATTATTTGTTCTGCACTTTCATGGTGCTTCCCGTATCTTAAAACCCGGTTGATTGAACTATAGTCTTGTTGAGTATATTGGTTTAATGTTGTAGTCATTGTCTGTCTCCTCTGTTTCCTGTGTATGTAACTACTATAGTCTATCCTACTATTTATTGTCAACAGGTTTATGTACTGAACTTTTACAAATATCTTTGTGTAGCTATTTTACGGTTGGGGATTTAGCCAAAAACAAAACCCCTGGATTGTTGCTAGTCCAGGGGTTTTAATCAGGAAGCGATCGCTCTCAATTCTTCATCTAAGAAGAATTTTGAGTATGGAGTACCCTGCCGTGAGCAAACCCAACCAGGGAGTTGGGTTGTTATATGGCATTCAATTTTGTGGTGCAAGGCGTAGGCAACGTTGTTAAAAGTAAATTGCTGTCCTTTCATAATTTTATTTTGTTTTTTGTTTGTATAATTACTATAGTCTATCGTCTATTTATTGTCAACAAGTTTTAGAAAATTTTTATTTAAGAGTTACTACACCATTGCTGCAAACATAATCCATGACATTACTGTAATCGCGTGTTCTGTTTTCACCAATTCTCACTTTTATTTCTTTTCCTTCAATTCCTAAGAAATAATAATCTTTTCTTCCTACTCTAAATTGAGTATGTCCTTCACTTAAAAGACCAGATTCAAGAATAGATTTTATAGCCTTAATTTCTACCGATGTAAAGTGAATATTGCCCTTTACAGACTTAATCATGTTTTTTGTGATTTTACCCAATGCAGCTAACGAAGGTGCTAGAGATGCTTCTAATTTTTCTAAATCACCCTCTAAAGTAACCAACTGGTCAACATAAGATTTAATGCCGTCTGCAATAAGTTTTAATGTAGCTTTTATTTGGTGCTTGATAGTGCGGATTTGAAAGTTAACTGTAAATTTCATTTGTCTGTCTCCCTTGTTTCCTGTGTATGTAACTACTATAGTCTATCCTACTATTTATTGTCAACAGGTTTATGTACTGAACTTTTACAAATATCTTTGTGTAGCTATTTTACGGTTGGGGATTTGAGCGATCGCTAGACTATTGCACCTCAATAATCCTCAAACTCTTGTAAATCAAGGGTTTTAAGAATTTAAAAAATATTTCCTAAAACCACTTGACAATAAATAGTGAAATAGACTATATTAAGAGTATCAACAAAAAACAGAAGGGACAAAAGAAATGACTACTTTAAAATTTACAAGAAAAACCGCCGGACATTACACTGCTATTGCACCCCAGGGTGTAGTAGAAATAAAGATTGGTGTTGATACTGACAAGTGGTATGTTTATTTCCCGTGCGGAAAAACTTCGTATCGTCGGAGTTACAACGCTGCTAAAACCTGGGCTAATAATTATCTGGACAAGCAGACTAAACAGCCCACAGTAACCGCAGCACCAAAGAAAAAAGCTGAATCTAAGTCTAATCCCACTACACAAACATTAAGAACAAAGCTAAGTCAAGCCAATGCTTACGTAATAGGTGCTGACTATTTAGGATGTATCAATACAGGTAAATCAGCCTGTATTATCCATATTGTTGTGGATACCAAAGACTATTACCTTGTTGGGCTTGACGGGGCAATAATGGATACTTATTTTGAAAAGACTGTTTCCAGTATAAGAAAACAATTGATAGAAGACCAAACAGTTAAATCTTATTATCACAAGACATTTGGAGAAGTAAAAATATACACCACCTTTAGTCAATCCGAAAAGGAATATAACCGCATAAATAAAGCTGTTAAATCAGCTAATCTTGATGACCGCAAAATTATCGACGAAGCAAAAACCAAGATCAGAAACGGAACAGCTACCATAACAGAATATTTTGCGTTATCTGATCGTGGAGTCATTTAATAGATGCTTATGATCCTGGTGACTATATCGGGGTTATAAGTATTCATTAAACTTTTAAAAATTCAGTACAAAATATTTTTAAAGCCACTTGACAATAAATAGTGAAATAGACTATATTAAGAGTATCAACAAAACACGGGAGACACAGACAATGACAGACTTATTTAATTTATGCGAAGTTCGCTTCCGGTTATACCGGAAAAGACTATGCGCAATAAAACTGCCTTTTATGAGAATTGAATTTTTTGTACCGAAGGTTTACACAACCTACATAGAAACCGCCCAAGAGGCTTGGTATGATTGCTGGGCGGAGTATGAGAAGTCAGGCGACCCTGACGACATTCCATTCTAAAATATCAAACAATCGCTTAACCCGGTTAAATTAAGTTTTAACCGGGTTTTTTATTATCATTGGTAGTAGTTATCTATTTGTCAAAATGACTAACTATCAAGTTCGATATGGGAACAATGTCAAAAAGCACAAAAAAAAGTGCCGTAACGCACACACAAGAACCTATGGTATTTGCTGTGTGTGCATGATTAATAAGTCCGAACAGGTGCATCACTCTAGTTATAGGCGGTCGGGAGACAGGTATGGGATTAATATTTTCCCTGTTTGTAAGCACTGTCATAAAAACGCCTGTCATAGTCCTAAAAACTGGATTGTTCACCCCACAAATCCAGAATGGAAGAATCATAATACCCCTGAGTTTACAGCCCGCTTAAAACGAAATTATCAACGGTTACGGAAATTAAAACTCAATAAAAAACCCTCTTGACAATCAAGAGGGTTGTGTTTGCTATGGATTAATATTCGTCATCGTCTTCTTCATCGTCTTCATTGTCACCATACAATTCGTGAAGGCTGTCAGCCTCCCTAAGCACTTCCAGTATTGCCGAATACTCTTCCAGTATTGCCAAATACAATTCGTGAAGGCTGTCAGCCTCCTTAAGAACTGCACATCTGCCTAGTGCAGGCACATAGGCGATCGCTTGTGCCTTTCCGTCTCTCCATCTATACTTCGTATCGTAAAGGCTGTCATCCCTAAGAACTTCCAAAGTTGCCAAATACTCTTCCAAGATTGCCAAATACAATTCGTGAAGGCTGTCAGCCTCCTTAAGAACTGCACATCTGCCTAGCTCAGATACATAACTGATCGCTTGTGCCTTTCCATTTTTCCATCTATACTTCATGGTTGTTGTCTCCTGTTGATATTATCAGTATAGTCCATCTACTATTTATGTCAACAGGTTTTAGAAAAATATTTATAGAGACAAGTGTTTCCGCAAAATCTCTTGTACAACTTCTTGTACAACTTCTTGGCTACCACTGCCATCTACTTGGATAGTTGAAGATGGATGAGACAAGTACAAATCTGCATAACCCGCTTGTACCCGACGGTGAAAAGTTATTGTCTCTTGTTCAATGCGATCTAATTTAGCTTGTCCGCGCTTACGCAGTAAACCTACCTCTACATCCACGTCTAACCAAATAGTTACATCACTCAGTAAACCTCCTGTGGCGATCTGATTGAGATTATTAATTAGACTCATATCTAAGCCCCTACCATAACCTTGGTAAGCAATAGTAGAGTCTGTATAGCGATCGCACAGAATATATTTTCCCATAGCCAAGTTTGGTTTTAGCTCCTCTTCAATATGTTGCGCCCTATCCGCAGCATACAATAGAAGTTCTGTAACTTCATTTATGGGCTTATCTACTGGCTTTGACAGTAATAACTCCCGTAAGCTTTTCCCTAATTCTGTTCCTCCTGGCTCACGAGTTAGCACCACAGGTATACCTAGACTTTCTAGCCATTGGGAGCAAAGGTGCATCTGGGTAGTTTTCCCACAACCCTCTACCCCTTCAAAAACAATTAACTTACCATTCATATTAGTAGATGTAGGCGCAGCCCAAGAGAGACACCAGTATTTAAGGTGTCGTTTTTTAGATTTTTACCAGACATCTAGTGGGTTGCTCCCACTAGATTATTCCACTAAACCTTAGTAGCCCGCTTTAGTATGCGAATAATAAGGTGAGCGGGGATAGTTAGAAACTGTCTGGTTTTTGTTCCGTTAGGATTTTTTTGGAGAACGCTGATCACATAACCCGTTTCATTGACCTCTTTAACTGGTCCTTGGATTGGGTGATTGAGTTCTTTTGCCCGGTCATTCACAAAAAATTCAACCACATCATCGGGTGATGGGTTGTCTTGTGGAACAGGTGACGGGTCAGAAGTATTGTCCTGGGTAGGGTTTGGGGAAAGTGACGGCAGATCCAATACTACATCCCCTCTATATATAGGATCTATGTTCTTATCCTCTGTTGGGGATATGGAAGAAGGGAGACTAGAATTATTATTTCTAATTTCCATTGGAGTATAAGAGTTCTCGTCACTACCTTCAAAAGCCTTATCTAGCAAGACTTCTGACCCGTCACTGCCTTCTAAACTTTTCCCGTCATGTGTCAAGGAACTGGACAAAAGTAGTTCGTGAGTGGGAATTTCGTCGTCTAAACCCGTCTGCCGCAACCGCAACCCAACAATAAATTTGCCAGTATTTGTGGCTTTGTGTTTCACTCCCCAACCCAGAACTGAGTTGCACAACTCAATTAAGTCAGGACTAAAGGTCTTAGACGCTTTGGCTTGGCTACCTGTCTCTGCACAGTGTCTAGAATAGCTGCCGAAGAGGGTCTTAATAAGTCCACCATCAGCACCTTCATTCTTGTTACTACCTACAGGGGTCATGGCTGTAGGATCGTAAATCACCTTCTCGTTTAACCAGTCAGCTAACGAGTCTACACGCATTCGGTTAACCCAGAACTCAAGGGTGCATTCTGGTATCTCTTGGATACCAGACAACACCTTGCGTACATAGTCGTCATCGAAATTAAGAACGTGATTGGTGAAAGCTGCTAATTCCGGCTCAAATAACTCTTCAAGGTTTTTCCGCTTGGCTATCCCAACAGTGTTGTTACATGGTACTGTAATCACTCGCCGCTTAACCCTACTAGCACTGTCACCTGCAAATACAGGTAAGTTAGAACAGACTGCCACCATGCCGTCATAGCGGTAGCTAAAGGCCTTTTGACCTTTGTTCTCAGCACGTAGCAAATCCTCCCCGGTTAAAGAGAGGAATTTCCCTAGTTTTCCGGTTGCTTTATCTTCATCAGGAAACAGCACAAGCCGCTTCTGGTAAGCGTTAGCAGCTTCAAAGTTGTTATTACACCAATCATCAAGAGTGCTAGTATGTACATTTTGAGAACCGATTAAAGACACAAGTAATCGGGTAAACGTACCCTTACCTGTGCCACCTAAACCAATTAAGTGCAAAAACTTCTGTAGGTCTGAGCGACCTTTGATGACAGCATTGCAATAGCACATCAACAGATCCTTAATCTGCTGGTTGCCACCGCTTAAGTGGTTTAAAAACTCATTGATGTTATCCCAGTTTGTGGCAGCTCTGTCATATTCCCTGGGTAGTTGCCATGTCAATCTGTATCCAGGAGCATGAGGCATCAGCCTTCCAGTTTGAATTTCTAAGACACCATTTCTAAATGGGAGTAGTTCTTTGGGCGATCGCTCTACCCAAGTACGCTGAATCAAGTGATGTCTAAGCATCCTGGTAACATTAGTAATGTACCCATCACCACCGTAGCCAGTGTATCCTTTGCCTTCAACAATGTTCATTACCGCACTGGCAATGAACTGATCAGTCTCCACAGCCCAAACGCCTGGACTGTCTGCTTGGTAGCGCATCCAACGCAAGCTGGCATTGTTGAATGCAAGAATATCTCGGTATTCTTCGGCGATTTCCGCTGCCAAAATATCAGGAGTAGGGATTTTCCGCTTCTCCTGGAAGTGTAATTCGAGTTTTAGTTTATCCAACCTTGTTTTTACCTCTTTGAGAGATTTTTTTAGTTCCTTGGGGTTTTTGGCGATTAAATCATCTAAACCCTTACCATGTTCAGGTTTCCACCGCATTTCCAATAGATAGGTCTCGCTATCTTTTAATAGATAGTGAAATCTTCTATTAGCTTTCAGAACAGCCTTGACGGCTGTTTTTTTGGTGTCTCTGTCCATTGCCAGGATCATAGCAGATCCGTCTCCAGTAAATTGCTCAAGGGCTGGGTTAATCTCTTTTTTCCCCCCACAGGAACATCCATAAAGAGCGATCGCGCATAACCCAGTGCTTAAACCTGACAACGCTTTTTTACCACCCTCTGTCAAGAATCTAGGCACTTCTGGCATTTCTTTAATAGCATCCCAGAAGCTACCGCCCATGGGAATATCAGTTCCCCACAATTTATTAATTTTTTCCCTGATGGACTTAGGCACGGTTGGTAAGTATGGTTTATCCCCAATTCCCTTGGGAGCAAAATATGAATATTCCCTGTGCTTAGACGGGATGTTGACAATCACCTGCCAAATACTCCCATCTTCATTTTTCAAGAATGCTCCTAATAATTCATTCTTGGAAATATTGTGTGTGAATCGGGTTTTTTTCCATCCCAAGGTCTCATGAATAGGGTACGAAGCGTCCATTCCATCAGACCATTCGCACTCTCGATGGAACTCAACAGCACTTTCAAATAGTGCCGGGTCAATTCCACTCCCTGTAGTAAAATCCGTAAAAACTTTTTTCTTAAATTGTTCAAAAATGTCTTGACAATTGTTATTTGATTGCGCTATATTAATAGCATGATTTGAATTATTCATATCATTTTCCTTAATAATGGTAATGTTTGAATTGTTCATGTCATCCTCTACTGTGGTGATGTTGCTTAATTTATTCATTTGATACCCCTTGGTATCGGTAGGATTTAATTCAGTTGAGTTCATGGTGTTTTCCTTCTGTGCGTTTAATTGAATTAAGTTCATGGTCTTATCCTTTTGATTTTGGTTTTTTCGTCTGTGTCCACAAAGTTCCCCTTGTGGGTTTTCGGTTCAAGAAGAGTTTGTTTTGTTCCTGGACTCTTCTTAGTCAACAATTAACAAGATTGTTGTTTTCACTGTTATATATTAACAAATTATTTTTAAACGTCCAAACCTGTAATTGTTCATTCCTTCTGGATTTGCATTTTTTGTCTCCTCTTTTTGTTTGATAAAGCCGATGTTTGCCGCATCGGCTTTTATGTGTTTATTATATCATGCCTAAGCCTAAATGGCAATAAGTATCTGGTAATAATTTAAGTATAAATAGTTAAGCGTGGCTGCTTATAAGTATTCAACAAAAAGTGCTATTTCCCACATTTTCCACACTTCCCAAAAACTTAAAATATTTAAAAACCCATTGGTGGTTGTTGTCCACCAATGGGTCTTGTTTTTTGATGTCGTTTCTTATTCCCCTTTTTTAGCTTGTTTATTTTGCAACCTTTTTAGCCGTCTTTTTTCGTTGTACTTACGCATATATTCGCGCTGCTTTTCCTTCTGCTCTTCTGTCATGTTTTCTACCCATCTTTGCCTAGACTCGCGCTGCCTTAGTAGCTGGTCTTCCGTCATGTTAGCAGCCCACTCACGATTGGCTTTACGCTGCTTTTCTTTTTGTTCTTCTGTTAAGTTGGCAAGCCATTCTCGTTTAGCGTGCCGCTGTTTTTCCCGTTGTTCCTCACTTATGTTCTTTGCGTATTTGCGTTTACGCGCCTTCCCTTTTTCAGTTGCGTTGTAGCGGGCTTGGGCTTCTGGATAGTAAGTCATGTTGTCCTCTTTCAATCTGCAAATATCACGATAGTCTATCTATTGTTTTTTGTCAACGCGCCTAAGAATTGTGCTTAAACACAAAAAACCACTTAGACAAAATCTAAGTGGTTCTACTTTTGTTCCCATTTTACAAAACACCCATTAAACTCAGGGTGACTTTCTAGAAAGTCGTCTTTGAGCGCGATCGCACTCATCAAATCTTCAGTAATCCAGGGACTACAGAAGATTATCTTGCTGGTCTTATGTTGACCAGCTTTGAGTTTAAATCGGAACATATTTTTGTTCCTGTTTTTCTAGCCACTCAATGACTCTGGTGGCAGCCCTCCAGAATTTCACGCCTTCTGTCTCCATAGAGACTTTGATCATAAACAAGGAAGTGTGCCAAGCTTCTTTGTCTGTTCCATCAGGCATTTTGTAAGCTAAATCGTCTACTTTGTCTCTGAGAAATTCTTTAATTTTTTTCTCAGTGGTGGGAACTCTGAAATCCACCATTTCAGTGGAGTTCTTAATCTTAGGATAAGGATAATACCTTTCAAATAGCAATCTCAAAAATTGTTGTTTGGGTTTACTTTTTATAACTTTCAAGTAGTTACTCAGAAATTCACTAACTGTCAATGTTTGAGTTGTTGCTTTAGCAAACACCACTGTAATAGTTGTTGTCAGCGGGCTGCTAACTATTTTATGGGTAAACCCATTAACTGTTTCCCAGAACTTTTTATTTTGTTTTATGAATTTTTCTGCTGATGCTACATCAGTAAATGTTATTGCCGTCAATTTGTAATTCATTCCACTTTGTCTCCTTTTGTTCGTATTAATAATATAGTCTATCCTACTATTTATGTCAAGTAGTTTAAAGAATATTTTGTACTGAATTTTTATTAACTTTTTATACGGTGCAAATAAGTAAGCAGGACAAAGAACCGCTTAGACAGAACGACTAAGCGGTTATAGTTGAATGGCATTTATTCAAAACAAACTTAACTGGGTAAACCTTTTCGGCTTCTGTCGTTGCCTAAGCAGCCAGTCAGCCGCTTCTATACAGTATTTGATATGGCGATCGCGCCACCCCAGTCTTTCCATTTCTTTAACTTCTGGGAACTGAACCATCCAGTCCCACGCACTTATGGGTATATTTTTCCCTATTAACTTGGGAATAATTGAAACCATTTCTGGTTTCCAATACCGTTTTAAACAGCCACCAATGGCTACAAAAGCTTCTTTTACTTCGTTTTCAGTAACAGGAAAGTCCGGTGTTTCCATGTTCTCTAGTCTTTCCAGTTCAGTCTCCAAGCAAATCAGTCTGTCTACGTACATTTTTATCTTTTTGCTTATTAATTTTAAGCACGCTTGGATTTGGTGTTTTAGCACCTTTATTTTATTTTTTAAAATACTCATAGTCCCACCCTTTGTTTGTTGACTGTAACATAGTCTATTTACCGCAAGTTGTCAACAAAATTATAAAAAATATTTCTTGCGACACACTCCTAAGCGCATTGCTATTTTTAACTAAATAGACGATACTAGTATGTGTTGTCAACCAAAGATTTCTATGGTTTATTATGCTAAATCTCAAGCCCGCTATAACCGTACTGAAAAAGGTAAACAGCGCAAACGCAGATGGACACAAAACCTAACTGATCAACAAATAGAAGAAAAACGCGCATATATCAGGGAATATATGCGCCAGTACAGAAAAAATAAAATACAAGAAGAGTCTAAGCAAACGGATTGTTGATTTTTCCGCCAACAAACATACCCTTGGGTGCAGAAACACCTAACTCACCAAAAGCACCGTCGGCACTATCTACAATGTCGTTGGTGAGTGGCTTTTTGCTACCATCAAATTCATGTACCGCAGCTAGAAACTGATCGTTCCACGCACCTCTAAGCAACTTGATCTTACCTTGCTTGGCTGATAATGCCATAGGTAATGCACGGGTCACTTTATCTCCCAAGGGCTTTACGCCTTTAGCATCAAAACCAGCTAATTGCTTTCGTAAGGATGCTTCGTAGCGTTTACCCGCGCTACCACCTTCCAATTCCCATCGCACCTTACAATCTCGCCCGTCTTGGTAAGCTATTTTTACCACAGAAGCATCACCCTGATCCGCCGAAACCTGTTCCCAGTGACAGTCAAGGACGTAATAAGTATCTTGGTGTAAGTACATTTTGGTGCGTACGCTGTAGAAACTGGACTTGGTAGCCACCGCTGCTGATGTGGCTGCAAAATCCCAAAAAGCTACTGTAGTACCACCACTAGGTACGCTACCAACGACTTCAAACCATTGCCGATTAAAGATAGTCCCTGCTTCGTATTTAATTTTCCAATTCCCTCTCAGTAGTCGTTCCATCTCTACTGGATGCAACGATAGTAAATTTTGTAAGTATTGGGGATTGGTCTCTAACAGTATCGGATTATCATAAATCGTTGCACTAATAAAGCTGAAACTCTTAGGTGGTGCTATTTCCGCTAAATCAGGAAACTCTATCATCAATTCCTCTTTAGTATTACCCCAGTGCAATTTTTTGTTGACTCGATAGAAATACCGTATTGCTCCTGATCTTTCTTCTATCGGGTATCCTGTTTGCGGATCAATATACCAGTCAACCAACTTAGCCACCCATGAATCAGCGTCCGGGTTACAGGTTGCATCTATGCGCGGCTTGACACCACATACGGAACGGTTACGAGAAAATAGAAACCAGAATTGACGCTCTGAAAACTTAGTTAATTCATCAAAACCGATATGGCATATCTGCGACCCTGGGTACTTGTCTTCTACATCTTTGTCATATTGAGCGTGACCAAAGCTGATGGCTGTACCGTTAGGGAAAGTCCAGTCTAACTGATGTTCCCGTCCTACTGAGTTTTTTATTCTTTTGTACAAAAGTCTTGACTCATCCCATAACCCACCTTCATTAGTTATTTCCGGTCGGGTTCGCCTAAATATTACTGAACCATACCCAGGCGTATTTAAATACTTAGCTGCTTTTAGCAATAACGCAAAGCTTTTCCCGCCTCCGGCTGCTCCACCGTATATGCACACATCAGCCTGAGTATCATAAAATAATTCCTGCGCTCCTATCTGTGGTTCTGGTAGTTCAACATAAACCGCTTGGTTAGTTGATGACCTGGCTTTAGTGGCCTCTCTAATTTTAATTGTGTTTTTGGGATTAAGTTTGTTCATGGTTGCGTGCATAATAAAAAAACTATTGAACTTGTCTGGGTTCAATAGTTGTGTAGGATGGGTTTTTCTATTTTTAAATTTTAGCTTAATTCTGGCATTTAATGGTAATATATTTCCATACCCTAGTAACCACCCGGCAACTTGTCCATGCCGGGTTTTATGCTATAGTAGAATCTCCAACCTTGTTAAACCTGGTGGCATTTGCAGGAACGCTGCCGGGTCTTATTTGCAATTCATCTGCTATTAATTCTGCTATTTTTCTTGCAGTTCATTCACTATCAAATGTGTTTAACACAAGATCGTTGCCAACAATAATATTATACCATTTTCCTGTCGGAATTAGTGCTATTGATACACCTTCGTAATTGTATTTTTCATTTTTCACCTTTTTGTCATCAGAAGTATTACGCCATTTTACGGAAACCAGCGATCGCATTACCTGGGCAATAGGCAATCCACGGGAATGTTGAGTGCATCGGCTATTAATTCAATTTCGCTGTAGGTAATTGTTTGCCTGCGTCCATCTTTTTCCTTAAATAAATCTTCAATAGCAATAATCACGTTTACTGACAGTCCGGTCTTTGCGGCTAATGCCTTCCTTGACATCCCCTGTTTTTCCCGTGCCAGGAAAATATGTATTCCTATCTTTCCTTCTGATGTCAAAGTGTCATAAATCGTAGGATCTGAAATCATAGTCACCGGTTGGTATTAAGTTACTAATAATATATCAAAGAAAATTGCATATTTCTACAATTATCATTTATTTTACTATTTAAAAAATATTAGAACCCTTGATCTATTGGCTAAACTAAGCTTAGTTTATATTTTTTAGATATGCCAACCGCAACTAGAAATAAAACTATTTTAACTAAATTCTTAAATTCTGATTTGCAATTAAATCAGGATGAAAGAACGGTTGGGTTTTCGTTTTCCTCGAAAGACAATATCTGCGAAAGATATTCTTTCTCAGAAGACTTACCGGAAGGTTCTAGTGTAGTTTTTGATGAGCGTCTATCCCACGACCCCAGCCATTGGGACTTAACCAGGGTTCTTAATAAAACCTGTCCGTTTTTGAGAAATCATCAACGCGGACAAAAATTAGGCATGGTTTCTCAAGTGGTACTAGATGGCGATAGAGGTGTCGCCACGGTTAAGCTTTCTAGAAACGCTTTGGCAAATCAATTCATATCTGATCTTGAGGACGGCACTTCTGGTGGTATTAGTTTTGGTTATTTTGTGGAAGAATACCGAGTCATTACCCCGGCGGAATATGTTGTTAATAAAGATGGGTATCGTTCCCTGAAAACCAAGGCACTATTAGAAGCTACAAAAATAGTTCTATTTGAAGTTTCTGCTGAAGATATTCCTGCTGATCCTACCGTGGGTTACGGGAAGTCTGAAGTATTTTTTGATCAAGTTTCAGTTAAGGGAGATCCAAATTTTTACCCCATGAACAAAGATTTAGAAGCTGAATTACTAGCCACAAAAACTGCCTTAGAAGAAGTAAAATCTAGTAACGGCATCCTGTCAGAAAAACAGGCTTTGTTGATTACTGAAAACAATAGATTGACTGAACAAATTAAAAGTTTAAGTCAGTCTATTGAGGAAAAAACCGCTATTATTTCTGCGTTTGAGCAGCGCGAAACCATAGTATCTCAGTATTACAGCCTGCGTCAAAAAGCAGATGGATTAGTATCAGAAGGTAAATTATCTTCTGTTGAGTTTGGTGATTTATTCTCAGAAAATGCCACTGAAGATATTAACAAACATCTCAAGTCCAATAAGCTAGGCTACATGGAATTTCACCTTGATTTAATTGAGAAAAGAACCGCACCTTTACTTAATTTGAAGCAATCAATCAGTGAACCCGTGACTAACCCTACCCCTACTGTTAATACTGCTGATATAGAATTCCGTGCCGCTCGGATTGTAGGCTCTTTATCTCAAATTAGGAGTGAAATCTAATGCGTTACGAATCTTATCGTTACGATGATGAGGAATCAGGTTTTTATCCTGTATTGGCACGTAACAACTGTGCAGAAGCTACTCGCTATACCCTATTGAACCATAATTACGCTACAGGTACAACTGGGGCAATACGCAAGTTAGTTAAAACATTTGCACCTGGTTTCTTTGCTGGTAGTGGTACATCTGCAAACCTTCCTGGCAATCGCATTTTGCCACGCATGACCACAAGACTTGCTACCGCTGCTAATGCTACTTCTATTAGTTTTCCTGTGGGAACGGCTGGTATTTTCATCCCCGGTGGTATGTTATCTATTATTGCACCTTCAGTGCGCTTGACTATAACATCTACCGGAAGTGGTTGGCTTGCTAATGACACCATTACTGTCACTATTAATGGCGTATCCGTAGTCTATACTGTTGTTTCCGCAGATATTGGTGCTTCACTAACAGCAACCAACGCTAACGTCGCTACTAAAGTTATTAGTGCGATCGCATCCAATCCTTATACCTTTAGACTGGCATCTGCATTGTCCGTAGCGGGTACTGTACCCGCCTCTACTATTGTTTTTTGGGCAAAAGACTTTACCAGCCTCTACAGCTTTACCGCTAGTGCCACTGCCACCAATGGTAGCGTTACCGCATCTGGTGCTGTGTTTGTCCCCAATGTTAGCATCGGTACTATTTCTGCGGTTGACCCGGTTACTGATACCGTTACCATCAGTGCGGCTGCTGTGTCTGTACCCTTGGGTATGCCTATAGGGGTCGCTGCTAGTTCACCGGAAAATTTAGGTATGCTATCTCCTGCTGTACCTATTGATTTGCTGTACAGAGAAAGTCAAAACTACGCTTTGTACTTAGAAGCAGACGTTTACCGCGATCGCCTACCATACATAGACGGACAATTGATTGCCTTGTATCCTGAAATTCGTTTGGTGTAATTTATGGCTTCTATTATTGAATTAATTAATTCACAGCCGGGGGTAGTCCAGCGCACTATTGATTTGCAGCTTGCAACTGTTAGCAGCACTGGGGAAACCTACCTAGACGGCTACCCTGATCCGGCTCTCAATCGCTTTTTCCCTTTTGTCCAATATTCTGATCCGGTTTTAGCACTACTCAAGATGCGGGCATACACCCCAACTCTTGCTTACGTAGTTGCTACTGATGGTACTATTCCTCAGGATGTAGATCGAATTAGTGTTACCCAAGAAACCTTTGGCAACTTTAAAATAGCTAAAAGTAGATTAATTACAGAAGAGGACTTCATGGTAATGCAGCAAGCTGAAAGGCTTGCTATGTCTGGCAATGCTGAAGCTGCTGAAAGGATTAAAGATACTTACTTAGGCATACCCGCCTCTCTGTATCAAGGATGTATTAACTTGCATACTGTGCTAACACTACAGGTTGCCTGTACTGGGCAATGCAATTATGTCGATCCTACATCTCGCGCTTCTGCTATCCTTAGCTACTCAAACCAAGTCCCCACTTCCCATTTACCAGCCGCATTAACTGGAACTGCTAGATGGTCACAGTGGACAACCGCTACTGGCATTGACGACTTAGTGAGTCATATAGAGTCCTACTATCTTACTCTACACAAGTTCCCACCTTTTATTATTATGGGTCGGGTGACTGCTAACAATCTTAGAAACCAGACTAGCACTAAAGAATCGGTAGGGCGTGCTAAGGGTATGATTACAGAAGTAGGAGCAGCTAACCCAGCCGCTGTCGCTGCTATGCCACCTCCATCTTTATCCGAGATTTCTGGACTGATTGGGCAACGGCTTTTAGCGGGTGGTGGTCAAAATGCAAATACGCAGATTATTGTATCCGATGCTGTCTACTATCAGCGCGGTGGCGGACGTAATGGTACTGTCGAGTTGCCTTATATTCCCAGTGGCTACTATTTCTTTGCTACCGATAATTTTATCGAAAGAGCCATTGTCCCCACCGCAAGCAACAACTTCAGAGGCGGACTAGTTACTACCACTGATATTCTCAGTAAAGAACCACCTCAAGAAAGCATTACCGTGGCGGGTCGTGGTTTTCCGTTGGCAATGGACCCCCGCTTTATTGCTGCTAGGAACGTTGAAAATACTGCGATCGCTACTATTTAGACTGTGACCACTTGATCTGGTTTTGACCTCTAGTCCCAAAAAAAGATGTTCCTTTGGTTGTTGATGCTGATTCTGGACTCGTATTTGTGACAATCTTTAGCAGTCGTTGATACTCAAGTCCGTACTTACTTTGTCCATAACTATTAGGAATACTTTGAAGTTCCACATTGTAAGACTCGTCATCTACTTCTAATTTTTTCAGGACTCCTGTACTATAATCACTACCTACATTTTGCTTAGTAAGTGTGATTTTGTGAGCGGTCAATAACTCAATTGCTACGTTTTTCAAGTTCCCCCAATGGTACAGTTCCACTTCTAGAATTGCTTCCGAAAGAAACAAGTTGAACTTAGTTTCCTCACCTGTAAATTCTGGATATTTGATAATAAAGTTGCTGAATAAAATCATGATTTCCTCCTATGTAAACCAAACAATTGGCTATGTAGAACCCTTTAATTCTAACCTAAGTTTGACCTTTCAAACAGGCAGTGGCCAATTTGTTGAGGATGCCGTAGGAAATATCATTGAGTCGGTTTCTACCGTCATTGTTCACGCTTCTGTCTCTATCAAAAAAGACTTTAAGCCTCTTTATGAAGATGCTCAAATGGGTCAAAATATCATTTATTTAAAGGGTCGTAAAATTGGCAATTGGGGTAACTTAGATATTGACTATCAAACTACCGCGATCGCAGTTTTAACCGATTTAATGGGTGATGCAGTTACAGGTCAATGGCAATTTATTCCTGTGGTTCAAAACAGAATAAATGGATATTTAGAAGGAAGAAATAAGTACATTGAGGGTCGTTTAACAATAGCAGGTAAGGTGTGATTATGGTTTCAGTTAAATGGCAACGATTCAAAGTTCCTCGCAAACTCACGGCTACCCACGCCTGGACTGCCCCTCACGCGGTAATCGTTCATGAAGGTGTTACTTTGTCTAATGGCACGGAAAACCCCGCCCGCCCTTGGGTAGATGTAGCCATTGATGAGTACGACTTCCTGGGCGAGTACACTGGTAAGTTCTCCCAATCTCAAAACTTTAAGGATGCGTTTGTATCCATGTCTGAAGGATTTGGTGAAGCTTGTCAGTCCAATCTTGAGGATGATCGGTGGCAGTGGCCACGTCCCACAGTCCGCAGAAATGGTAGAACTGTCACCTCACCTCGTAACATCGTTGATACAGGTGAATTAAAAAATTCTTATCAGGTGCAGTATGAAGGTGTTTAAGCGCAAACCTACTGTTGTTGAGGTTAAAGATATAACTAGCGCATTGAGTAACTTAGTAGATAAATCTCGCGCACAAGCGGCTTTTGTTGAGTTACAAGATGCACTCAGTAAGTTAAGAAAAACACCTTCTCATGAAAGTATCTGATTTAAGAAAGCGTTTAAGTGCATTGCTTACTACTGAGTTAGGCACTTACACAAACGGACTACCTTCTATTTGGGTGTACGGTAGTTCATCTCAGCCACCATCAGCAAGTAACGGACTTGAGTGCTTAATCAAAGAAGTTCCCAGTGTCGCCGCTAAGGTTGTTAGCAGTGGCTCTAAGTACAAGCCGCAGCAATGGGAAATTCTATTACGCAACTGGACTAAAAATTCAAATCTACCTATTGCTCTCAATAAGATAGAAACCGGATTTATTGTCTTACGTTACACGCACATTCCCGCAACTTCTGATGTATTGGAACAAGCCAGGATTTTCATCTTTGACCCTGTAGTGATTTAAACTTATGCCGATTACCATAGATTTTGCCAGACTAAAATCTGTCACAACCAATGCTACCAACGCAGTCATTAACCCCGGTGCTGCGGTAGAAGTAGACACTGGTCTTGAGGAGTCTCAATTTATTCCATTCACTCATGCCAGTATCACCCCTGCCACATTTAACGTTTCTGGATGTAACATCACCACTGGCAGCGCAACCATTACGACGACTACTGCTAATGGTTTTGCTAACGTCCGTATAGGTGACGTAGTTACTGTTTCTTCTGGTGGTGGCACAATTGCTGCTAACACTGTTACTGCTATCGACAGTACCACTTCTATTACCATCAGTGTTAACGCTACTGCACCCAGTACGACAGCAAACAGCACTGTACTTACTTTTGCACCACCTGCTATTGCTCCAACCACTTGGGGTATTCGGTTGCTCTATGAAAAAAGAGGTTCAGTAGTTGTTATTCGTCCCACTTTATACCTGTACGACGGCACTCTTGGTGGTACAACAGGAACTCCCGCCAACGCAACCACGGCAATCAACCTTGTGGATTCCCAGGGCAACGTTCCTAGTGTAGATTTAGACGCACTCTACAATACCATCCGTGTTGGTCGTAGCGCGTAATTAAGTTAATTTATTTTCTTTTGAGGTATTAAAAATGGCTTTAGCGACCCGTCCCATTGAGTCTATTGTTCTTCAAAATTTTAGCCTTGATCTAAAATTACTTCCCCCCGGCACTGATTCAGTTACTTTTACTACTTTGACTTGTCCTGCCGGTGCTTTAGAGGGAGCTACTACTATCAGTGTTACTGCAACAGCAGGCGTTACTTATACTATTGCTGCTGGTACTTCCTTGTCTTTTGCTGCTCAAAGCAATCCTTTGGGTCGTCAGCACGTACTTTTGCTGGCTAACGCAACTTTAGCGGGTACTACCGCAGTATCCTTGACAGTTGCTCCTTTGTTTAGAGCTATTCCTGCTAATGCTACTTCTCGCTTAGTTCAGGATATGTTTCCGCTACAAGGACTCACTAACATGACCCCACAATTTGGACCAGTTGTTGTGGATACCACCAATAACATGAATGGTAGCGGTACTAGCTCTGCCGTCGTTCGTGTGAAGCGAGAAATTACTTTTGAAGGAACTGAATTTAGAGACGATCAGTGTTTGATGCACTTCATCAAAGCACCATATAACAACCCGGTGCTAATGAACCGACCCTTATGGGCGATCGCTACACTCCCTACTGGCGAAAGATATGAAGGTGTAGCAAAAACCACGGCGTTAACTATGCCAGTTACGGTGCAAGAAGTCATGAAATACACTGGCACTTTAGAGTTTCAAGGTGAAATTTCATGGCTTCCTGGTTACTACGCAACTGGTGGTTCTTCCAGTGGATTCCCTGCCTATAACCTCTAATGAAAGTTCTCAAGGATAGCACTGGACTATTAGCTGTCCTGATCAACTGCCGCATCGACGATGATAGGTTGCTTTGCGGTGCGGCAGTTTTTAGAGGGGGGTTGTCAGGTGAAATAACTGTTTCCAGTCACAATTCCTCTTTTAAAATCAAGATTCCTGATTCTGTTAAGCAGGTGGCAACCTATCAACTTTTAGCCGATTCCCATGATAATTTAGAAATCGAATTATGCGCCCAATAATTAGCAAGAAATCCAATTTTGAGATCATTCCTGTAGGCAACGAAAACACCGGAATTATTTATTTAGAAAAACGCGGTTCATTGACCACGGGTGAATCTATGGACATTGGGTCTATAGATGCAAAAAGACAAAGAGCCGCTATTATTGCCTCTAAATTAGTTAAGAAAATCTCTGTAGATCGTGGGGTGACAATTGCAGAAGCCCAGGAACTACTTTCCCCTACTCGTTCTGCTGACGGAACTTCTGAAATAGATAACTCTGATGTCATTTACGACTACATTGAGGACTTCACCGAACTAAATGCCCTGAGTGCCACAGATAGTACCTCTGTGTCCATTGCTATAGCCACTCTATTGATCAAAAAGCGAGTAGCTTTCCCAGTACAATTGATTGCACCTGTAACTTTCAATTCTACAAGTATCTCTGTACACCCGTTTCAACTCACATTGCAGGACAAACAAGTGATCCGCTTCGGCGATTGCTTGGTAACAGTGGTTGGCAATTACGCATCATGCCCTGACCATGAATCACTCTTGGTTCAGGTTGAGCCTGTGACTGAAAACTTACCAATTTCCACAGGGTTCTTGTACGACAAATCAACCAAGTCTTACGTAGTTGGTACGGATAACTGGACTGAAGAAGACACCAAGGATTGTAGCGATGAATTTGTATCCGCTATTTATGAGTTTTACGAAAAAGAACGTAGTAGATGGCAGGTAGAAGTTGAGCCTCCATCCGCACCTGTTGAGGGGGAGCAACCAGTTCCCCTGTTGACTGGGGAGACATCTACTGGCGTATCCAATCCTACCGAATTGCCGACCCTAGATTTAGAGACTGGGATACCTTCCTAGATCAGCCAGTTCACGTGGTGTTTGAGTGTATTGAAGCACTTGAACGCTACCGCAGGGAACAGGCTAATGTTGAGGGTCGGGTTCATGCGATCGGTTGGACAGGGCTTTTTAACGGGTTCAAAAAGGAAACTGACCCCAATATGGACTTTGTTGATTTATTGCCCTTTCCTGATGATATTAAGGACAATTCCCGTAAGATTAGCCAAGTAACTGAAAGTATCCTCAAGGATATTATTAAAAACAATCGGTTGCCACCTGCTATTTTATCAGCTTTGAATTTGCTACTGTCTTGATTACAGATTAATATTCTTGGTCTGTAATCTTTTTCTTTATAGGAGTTAGTATTATGAATTTAGGCGAATTAATTGTAGAGTTGTCTGCTGATTCCTCTGAATTAGAAAAGACTTTGGAACGGGCTAAGAAGAAGGCTTATGAAGCTGCAAAAGCAGTAGAAAAAAGTTTTAAAGATATTAATTTATCTCTTGACAACAATAAAACTACAAAAAAAGATAATTTAAGTAGTCATTTGAGTGTTAATCAGCAACGTCTTAAAAAAACTAATGATTATTTTAAAAGTAACCCTATTACTCCCGTGGTTAACGATAGTCAATTGACTAACTTAAATGAACACTTAAATTTAAAAGTACGACATCTTAAAAAAACTAATGATTATTTTAAAAGTAACCCTATTACTCCGGTGGTTAACGATAGTCAATTGACTATCTTAAATGAACGTTTAAGTTTAGAGGCGCAACATCTTAAACAAGTTAATAAACATTTTGATAATAATCCAATTAATGTTAACGTTAATTCAAAAAATCTTGATGAATTAAATCGTAGATTAAATGGACTTTCTAGTAAAACTATTGCTATTACTGCTGAATCAAAATTAAGTAAGCAACTGGAAAAAAGTTTAACTGATGCTGTTAAAGATGCTGTTAAAGAGTCTAATCGAGGGAAAGATCAGAAATCATCTTCAACGCCAGTGCAACAACAAGCAGCTAAAGAGGTTTTGTCGTCACGTAAAACACAAAATGTGAATGTAGTTGCTAATCCTGTTAGTGCTGCCTTGAATGGCATTTTTCAAGAAATTGGAAAGCAATTTATTGGTGGACTTGATAAGAGTGCTGAAGACATATTCGGCGCAAATATTTCTGGCATGGCCAGAAAAGCTAATAATGCGTTTTTGCGTTATTTTGGCTTGCGTACAAAAACACAAGCTAATCCTGGGGATGCACCAACACAAAATACGCAGACAGAATCTAGTTCACAAAAAGTAAAAAAACAAAAAACTCAAGTCAACCCTGATCCTGTTTCAGCATCTGCAAGTATTAGCGAAAAAACTATTTCAACTGATAAATTGCCAGAAAATCAGGTGAAAAGAATTGTACAAAATATAGTCGTTGATTTTGCGTTTGATTATGCAAGTGGTAATTTATCACAACAAAGAACTAAGGATTTGCTTGCTAGAGCAGGAAAACAAGTTTTCAAAAAAGTAGTAATACCGTATATAAATGAGATATCAGAATCTCAGAGTTCAACAGGTCAGAGTTCAACAGGTCAGAGTTCAACAGGTCAGAGTTCAACAGGTCAGAGTTCAACAGGTCAGAGTTCAACAGGTCAGAGTTCAACAGGTCAGAGTTCAACAGGTCAGAGTTCAACAAGCAAAAAAATCAGCAGGGCATCTCAAAGGGCATTTGAAATTCTTAAAGAGGCAGGTCAACCAGCACCTCAAAAATCAGCACCTCAACAAGCAGATCAAGTCCTAAAACCTCAATCTCATGTACCTGAGAATTTAATAGTTAAAAATGTTAAAAAGATATTTCAAAAATCTAATAAATCTCAACAACCTGTTGCTACTAGTTCGGATTTAGAAAATGCTGCTCAATTATTAATTAACGCAGCCAATATATTAGCTAATAGTGCTACTATAAATGCTTCTCAAAAGCCCAAAAAAACTAAATCTAAATTTGAATCCGACAAGGAAACTAACAAGTTATTAGTTAAAGTAGAAACAGCCTCCTCCGAAATCAAGCAAGCTGCTGTTAATCTTAACAAAACAACCAAAGGTTTTAATGATTCTATAAACAAAATAAAAGCTGCTTCTTTAGAGATTAAGCAGTCTGCAAATGATTTAAAGAACGCGGTTCAACTACTGGCTAATGCAGTTAATGTATTAACTGGTTCTACGCAATCTGCAATTAACTCTGCAAGTGATCCTAAAAAACCTAAGTCTACTAACAATGATGCAGAGCTATTGCAGCCAAAGCAAGATGTACTACCAAAAGTTAAACAACAGCTTGACTTAGCGCAGTCAAATATTGCAAAAGGTTTAAATAATACCGTTGAATCGTTATCTAACACTGCTAAAGCAGCTAAGGACTTTGTTCAATCTCAAATCAATCAAAAGATAAATGCTAGTTTACCTAGTAACGCAGAACAAAAAACACCTTTACAGTTGCCTACAGAACAAGCACAGCAGTTACAGCAGCCTGTAAATATTCCTCAAAAATCTACTAAAAACGAAGATATTACAGTGTTAGAACCATTGCCGCTAGAGTTAAAACAAAATATTAACTCAGTGCGGTTAAATACTGCAAAAAATATTGTAGCATCTAAAAGATTTATGGATGCAACCGATCAAGAAGGTAACGCTCAATTAGTACCGCAAAAACCAATAAATATTGAAAAAATAAACACAAAAAAACAGACATCTTTAGACACAACAAGAGATGTATTTGAGATTATAAACGATTATTTTACCGCAGAGTATAAAAAACTAAAAGCTGATGTTGATCGTGCTAAGAAATCAGGTAATTTAGAAGATATTGATGCAACAAGAAATAAGCTTAAAAACTTTGCATCTCATACCGAAAAAGCAGTTACAGACATAGATGCAATCGTTAAACAAGCCGAGGATCAGGGGTATCAAAAATATATTAATAGTGAACTTACCGACGTTCATTCTAAAGGAAAATCACCTATAAGACGAAAAACTAAATTAGCAAATGAGATGATAGGTTCGTTAAATTATGCAGAAGGGCAGATACTTGAAAAAGATAGAAAGAATTACGTAGCTCAAGCAGAAAAAGCTGGTATAGAAATTCCTGAAGGATTAAAACGGGGTATTGTCAGTAATTTTGATGGTGTCTCTGCTGAAACTAAAAAGTTGCTCAACGATTTTATTAAAGTTGTTAAAAAGCAATTAGGCATCCAGTCTCCATCTTTGGTGATGTTTGAGATTGGGATGATGATAGCTTCTGGGTTGTTCTTTGGGATGCAGAAGGGGAACAGTAAAGTGTCTGAGGGTGCTAGGAAAATGGTGACAACCATTAAATCTGCATTTGACCCTCTTAATGATTTATCTAGCTTAGGCTTGGCGGGTACGTACATGATACCCAATTTAAGCGACATTAGCAACAAAGCCATGATTGCCATGTCTGCAACCAGTACAGGCTTAAATATGCTTGACAAGGTTGGGGAACATCACGCAGCTAATCCAGATCAGACTTTATTCCAAGCTACTTATGGGACAGCCAAAAACTTTGTCAAGGATGCAGTAACAGATAAAAGCTTTGTTAAGCCCAGGGAAGCTGTTGACCATTTAGTTAATGTCGCTAAATTTGGTACGGAACTTGTTACCCCACTAGGATTAAAAGCTTTCACTAATCCCATAGAGTCTGCTAACGACGGTGTAGCGGCTGCTTTCAGAACTATGGCGATCGCCAAGTCCTTAAAACAAGCACACCAAGATACTAAGCAACAAACACAACAAGATTCTACACTGAATTACGCTAGTACATTCAAAAATGTACTTCCTCAATATTTAAAAGCAAATAAAATAGGACGCGCCGAAGCATTAAAGATGTTTGGTGGTGGCTTAAAAGTTGTTCCTGGTATGCACGGTGGCAATGATGCTAACCTTTACAACGCTGGGGCTGTGGCAATGGGAACAGCAGCATCTTTAGCAAATGCAACCATAGGTAAGTTTGCCCCTGTAGCTAATTTTGTCCAGACGGGTAAGGATGTTGTTAAAGGGTTAGAACAGGGTATACTCAAAAACGCTGGTATTGCTACTAATGCGATCGCTACTTTAGGCGATTCTGTTCAATCACAAATTAAGCAAAATATGGGCATTAGTTCACCATCGAAGGTGATGATCGCCTTGGGCTTAATGATAACGTCAGGTTTAGCAGTTGGGATTAAAAAGGGTATTGTTGATGTATCAGGTGCTAGTAAATTATTGCTTAAAGTTTTTGATTTTGTAACTAAAAAAATTAATTTATTTAACTCTCAAGACATAAGTAGCTATGATGACATAATTAAAAATTCAGCAGATGGAACGGCGCAAACTACTAAAAATGTTTATGACGAAGCTAACAAAGTTAACAAAAGAACCTTCTTTGGTTCATTACTTGGGGCAGGTATGGTTGCAATAGGAAGCACTGGTATATTAGGCGATAAAGTATCAGCACCTTTTAAACATTTAGGCGCATATTATCAAGGTAATATTGATGTTCACAAAATACAAGGACGCACAGCCAGAGAAGCAGAGATGGCTGTGATGTACCAATCTATGGCTGAATTTGCTAAAGCAAATAAAAAGAAAGAATGGAAAAATTTGTGGGGTATGGCACAAAAACAAACGGAAATGATTTCTGATGATTGGAGTGTAACAAGCGGTGTCGTTGGAACTAGTGTTGCTCAGATACCAGAATTTAAAACTTTGTACAAGACATTGGGTGGATTTAATTATGGACAGAATAAAGAAGGAGGATTACAAATTAATGATGTTTATGACTGGAATGCCGGCGAAAAAAAAGCAACAAAATTTAAAACACCATTTGGTGTTGCCAAGAAAGTCAATGATTTTTTGATAAAACATCCTAAGATGGCTGAAAAACTGGGATTTACTTATAATCCCAAATACAAAGGTTATGGCATAAATACTAAGAAAGCACCTTTATTTGTATTTCTTGGCGATCCTGACGATCCTACTTTATCTAACGGAAACGATATTATACTTGGTGATGCAATTCATTCTGTTATCGGCGGGAAAGCATATATTCAATCTCATACAACTTCTCAAGAGAAATTAAGAGAATTACAAAAAAAAGCACGGACAGCTTTTAATAGGGTGCAAGGCAATCCAGTACGTTTTGCTGAACAACCAGAAATTCAGTCTTATTTAGAAGGCTTGGATTTTGGTGATGCACCTTCCTACAATTTATTAAATCTGTTTGGAGTTAATGATGTTTTAAACAGAAGAACGGCTAAAAATAATTTAACTAAAGAAAAAATTGAATCATTTAAAAAGTCTGGCGCTTTTCCTTATGAAGAAAATATTAAGCATGGAAAGGGCTTATTAGAAGAATTTGAAAAAGATAAAGCATCTAATCCACTCTATTCTGTAGCAAAATTTGCAAATAAAAAGGGGCTTAATGATTATTTGTTGATGTCAATGCACGAACAAGCTGGCATTGAAAATAAGCTCAAGTTACAAAAAGAAATTTTCAAAGAACTTTCTGGACGTATGCCAGCTTCTTACAAAAATCCCGTTATAAATCATAAAAGCTTTTTTGACAATATTAAGCAGATGCGGAAAGATGGACTCAGCTATAAAGATATAGGTACTAATCTTGTGTCTGCGTTTGGAGAAGGTATTTTAACTTCTAGTGGTACTGCAATAAAGATAGTAATTAACTTTGCTAAAAATATATTAAATGCGATTAAAGAAGCATTTAATATTACATTACCAAATCGTCAAAAAACAAACACTGCCAAAGGTTTAGGATTAGGTTTAGGATTAAATGAAACTGTTAAGATGGACGGAGAAAACAATGCTGACGCTCCCAGTAATTATAGCCACTTTGATTTATTTGGAACTAACCATATTTTAAACAAAAGAAAAACTGCTGATAATTTAATTAAAGAAAAAATTGAATCATTAAGAGACAGTGGGGCTTTTTCTTCAAAAAAGAACATTGAACGTGGTAAGAGTTTATTGCGTGACTTTGACAATAATAAAGTGTCTCGTGGCAAACTTTACTCTCTACCATACTTTATACTGTCAAAAAGGCTTGATTTTGATTCATTAATGGCTATGCAAGAGCAAGCTGGCATTCAAAATAGGACTGGGGTGCGAAAAGGAATCTTTAAGTTTCTTTCCAGAAATTTACCAGATTCTTATGTAGAACCTACAATCAATCATAAAAGCTTTTTTGACAATATTAAGCAGATGCGGAAAGATGGACTCAGCTATAAAGATATAGGCAGAAATGTCATATCTGCATTTTCAGAAGGTGTCTTAACTTCCGCTGGTTCTGCATTGGCAACAGTCATTATTTTTGCCAAAAACATACTAAGTGCAATTAAAAAAGTATTTAGAATAGCGTCACCATCAGGTGAAGGTATTGATGTTGGTAAGAATTTTGCTAGTAGCACTGGAGTAGGTATTGACAACGGATCTGATAAAGCTGTAGAATCTGCTAAAACACTAGCTGAAAAGTTAAAAGCAACACTTAGAGAAGAATTTAAATCTCAAATTTTAAGTGAAGAGAATTTACAAATAAATCCAGCCAGAGTTTTAAGTCAGCAAATGGAGCGATTTGATGGTTATGTATCTGGCATTACACCTGAAGAAATAAGAAAAAAATATGCAGAATTACAAAAAAGAAACATTTCTGGCATAAGTCATGATTATGTATTTAAATATGCAGCTAATGATTTAGAAGAACTTCTCGATCCAACTAATAAAAGTGATGCTACTATTAAGCGCGATAAAAAGAAAGCTGATTATATTCAAAAGACATTAAATAATGTTTTTGATAAATTTGATGATTGGGATAGTAAATGGGGGGATGCTTTTGTTCAAACAGATGATGGTGTAAAGAGCAAGCAAGAGTATCTTAAATCAAAATACCCATATACTTACCAAAAGGATGGTTTTATAAGAGAAAACTCTTTTGTTGGAATTAATGATGTTTTAAACAGAAGAACAGCCAAGAATGCTTTTCTTAAAGAAAGGATTGAGATGGAGAGTGAATATTTTAATACTCCATCAAGTATAAAAGAAGGGCAAAGATTATTACGTAAATACGAGAAAATTAAAAGTCGTTATCCTTTTTACTCTTTAGAAAAATTTGCAGAAGAAGAGGGTCTTTATCCACATAGGTTAATCCCAATGCACGAGCAAGCTAAACGTGCAAATAAACCTAAGCTGCAAAAAGAGATTCTTGATTATACAGGGACTTATTATGAAGACGTTAAACCAATAAATCCTAAAGGCTTTTTTGATAATATTAAGCAGATGCGGAAGGATGGACTTGGCTATAAAGATATAGGCATTAATCTCATATCTGCACTTAAAGAAGGTGTATTACTGTCTGTTCCTCATGTTTTAAGAACAATTAATATCTTTGCTAAAAGTGTGATAGCCACAGTTAAAAATATATTTAAGATTGCATCACCATCACAAGTATTTATTGAGATTGGTAAAAACATAATTAGCAGTATAGGGACTGGGATTAAAAATTTTGCACCTATTGCATTAAAAGCTACTCAAGATATAGCAGGTGGTATTTTTAAAACTTTGCTTAATTTTTCCAAAGGTAAAGTATTTAAAAATATAGGTACTTCATTTTTTAACGGCGGGGTCTTAAAAAACCTTATTTCTTCTTTCTTTGCAGGTGGAGCATTGAAAGACGTAGGTATTGGACTTATTTCCTCTATGTTTAAAGGTGGAGCATTAAAAGATGTAGGCATTGAATTTATCTCCTCTATGTTTATGGGTGGAGGACTTCCAAATATAGCAATTGGGCTTGTTTCTTCTCTTTTTGCGGGTGGTATTTTTAAAAACGTAGCAATTGATTCTATCTTTAAAGGTGGTGGGATATTTAAAAATATAGGTGTTGGACTTATTTCTTCTATTTTTAAAGGCGGAAGTCTTCAAGATATTAGCATTCAACTTATTTCTTCTTTTTTTAAAGGCGGAAGTCTTAAGGATGTAGGTATTGGACTTGTTTCTGCTATTTTTAAAAGTACAAATCTTCAGGATATAAGCAGTAATTTCTTCTCTTCTATTTTTAAAGGTGGCGGACTTCAAAATATAAGCAGCAATTTCTTCTCTTCTATTTTTAAAGATGGGATTTTAAAGAATATAAGTAGTAGCTTTAAGAAATTGTTGTCCGGTTACGCGCCTGTACCAGATTCTCAGTCAACACCACAAAATCCTCAAGGTTCAATTACTTTAGCGGATCAATATTTAAACGCAGGTAATACATTGGTAACTAACGTATTTGAAGCGGTTAAATCAAGCATCCGGCAAAGCACTTTGTCTGGCTATGCTTCGCTGGGTCAAGTGATGCGGAATGCTGTTAATGCAGCTTTATTTTCTTTGTCTAATACCCTTAAACAGCCATTGCACCAAGCTTTATTGTCTCAAGCCAGGAGTATATTGCCATGGTTTTTGCAATTTATACCTGCAAGTTTTCAGTTACTTCCTAAGTTAAGTTTTGCAATGCCTTTTGTAGGAGGGATGGCATTAAGGTTTGGCAATTCCATTATTAAAAATTTATTGGAAAATAATATCCTTAAAGAAGGTGGCTTTTTAACTAATTTACTTAGTTCTATTACCAAAATAAATTTACCGACTTTAGCAGGAACTAAGACCGCTGGTGTCGCGGGTTTTTTAAGCAAGATTGTTGCTCCACTCCCTTTTATTGCTGGATCACATCCATTACTTGGATTGGGAATAAATGCTGTCAGTCCAGTGTATGATGCTTTTAGCGGTATTTTAGGGTTGGATAATTCCATGAAGCCTAATCTTAAAAAACAAGCACTTAGCGCAAAAGAAGTTTTTGAAAATCAAACAAAAATTAACAGAAAAAAAGCTCAGTTACAAGACTTCAAAGGAGTTGATGCTAGTAAAGAACTAGTAGAAAACTTAGGAAATACTTTACTAAATAGTGTTTTAAATAACCTTGATATTCCTGTTATTCCTAAGTCTGTAATTCAAAGAATGATTGGCAGGAAAATGGGAGAGAGATCAGGAACAATAGCAGATGTTATTAATGCGTTTGGAATTGAAAAAAGTAAAGCTGAACAAGTATTAACACGGAATCTTGAATCAGGTAACACAAAAAGATTAGATGGACTTACTAAACAAATATTAAGAGAGCGTGGTGTCACTAAATCTGCTCGTGATGCTATGACACCGGAACAATTAGCCGCAGCCCGTGACAGCGTACTCAACAATCCTCTTGATATAACCAAAAAAGAACGTGATTTTTTGCGATTTGAAGGAGATTTGGAAGCTAATATAGGCAAAAAAGGATTTGATATTACACAGAGAACAAGAGAAGCCAAGCTTATCCGCATTCTTAGAGAGCGTGGAGTTAGTAATGCAGAGATAAAAAATATTAGGCAATCCAATGGACTGAACGATCTTGCTGCTGATTTAGTTGCCAACCCCCGCACAAGCACCAAAGGATTTATGGGTAAGCTCACAGAAGCTTATGCTAGTAATGACCAGGATGCAATGAAGGAACTAGTCAAGCAGGGGCTAAAAAGGGCTGGGATGTCTACCAAGCAAATCAACAACATTGACCCCAAGCTTTTAGACACAGCTACCGCAGGATTAATGACTACATTGAGCGGACTACAGGTCAAGTTCAGGGAAAAAGGCTTTGACATGGGTAAAGCTTTAGCAAAAGGCTTTGAAGATTCAATGGTGAATTTAGCTAACGCCAAGGATGACTTGGAGTACAACGCCAAAAAAGCATTAGGGCAGGCTAATTTTGGTGACTCCGTGGGATTAATATTCCGCCGTATGTTTAGGGGTACAGCAGCCACTCAAGGACAATTTACAGAAATGTACAACCAGATGGGATCTGGGGTTAAGAAGTTGATGTTTGGTGGCTCTAAGGATGGAGACGAGATGTTCCCCAACGTTCTTCAATTCTTTGGCTCAATTGCTACCACTTTGATGCCTATCCAAACTATGATAGGTGCAATCACGCCATTGTTATTACCTTTAGCTCCAATCATTACAGGTATAGGCATGGCTGTAAACATGGTTGCACCTCACGTAGCTAAATTAATAGATGGTATTCAAAGGGTAGAGGTGCTACAGAGAAGATTTAAATTTTTAGGCGGATCAACAGAAGGCGGAAAAGCAGAATTTAATTATGCAAAAGATGTTGCCAACAAACTTAATGTGCCTTCAGAGGTAGCTGCCAACTCTTATTCCCAACTAGCGATCGCAGCTAAAGACAGCAAGATGGAAGGTCAAGGGGTTAAGGAACTATTTGAAGGTATCACCTCATCTTTAAGCGCGTTAGGTATTAACGGACAAGATGCTAGTTTAGTTTTCATGGCATATACACAAATATTGGCTAAAGGCAAATTATCCATGGAAGAACTCAGACAGCAGCTAGGTGAAAAATTCCCTCCTGCCATGGGTGTATTTGCCAAAGCCATGGGTGTATCAGTGCCAGAAATGAATGCCTTGGTAGCATCTGGTAGTGTTTTGTCCCAAGATATTTTACCTAAAGTAGCCAAAGTATTAAAAGAAGATTATGGTAACGCTGCTGCTGATCAAGCCGGGGGACTAGTAGTTGCACTGAACAAACTAGGTAATGTAGGCTTTGAGATTACAACAATATTTACTGATAAACTTGGTGGCACACTAGCATTCTTTGTAAACAGCTTTGCTAATATTTTAGGCGTACTTAGCGGTGCATTAAAAGATTTAATACCACTAGCCCAATCCTTTATGATTGGATTTGCGGCCACAATTAGCATAGGATTAACAATCATTCTTTCTAAGTTTAAGCCATTCTTAGTTGTAATGACAAGCTTGCAAAGCTTCTTGTTAGCTACCTTTTCCGCTATTACCACCAATATGATGCCTATGGTTATTGGTATAATGTCTGACGTTGCTGATGGTTGGCTAGGTGCAGAAAGAAATCTCATGGACAATATGTTCCAGGGTGTCAATAATATGATTGTCACTGTTTTTGGGACTATAGATTCAGTCATGCGTTCCATGAGTAACAATCAATTTAGTTTTTCTAGTATGTTTGGCAATTTAATCCAAGGCGCACAACAGGCTGGTAATATCATGGAATGGCTTAAAGGAGTGTTTGCAGGATTCTTTAAAATTATTCCATCTGGATTGGTAGAACTACTCGCTATAGTATTCATGCTAGAACAGGGGACGGGCTTAATGGTTATGGCTCTGTGGCCTGCTATTAAAGGCTTGTGGGGAGGGATTACCGGAATATTTGGTGCTACAGCAAAAGCATTTTATGGAGTAATGGGGACAATTAAATCTGTTACTGAACTCATGATGACATCTTCTGCTGCTGCTGGAAACGCTATGAACGATGTGGCGGTTAGGAACGCAAGAAGTATGGCAATAGTTCAGGGGGGGCTGGCCTTCTTGAGTAAGGCGTTGTTGCACTTTAGCATAGGCTACGCTGCTCTCATGTTTTCTAAGGGTGACTTTAGCGACCCCATGAGAGAATCAATTAATAAATCTACCGCAGACATTAACAAACACTTAACTGATGTCAGACTAAATATTAACAAAACCACCGAAGCGTTTAACAAAGCCACTAAATCAGTAGAGGAACTGGGTAAAGGTATTGCTAACGCTCTACCATCTAAGGGTGTGCAACTAGACATTAGAAGTCTCTGGGGTGGTGGTGACTGGAAATGGGACGATGCGGTACGGGAAACTAACGCGAAATACAGAACAGATGGTAAAGGTGCGAGTCCACAGGGTCCAAGCGCAATGGACATTATAGGAACTGGTGCTTTATATGCCGGAGGCGCTGGATATGGTTATGCTGCTGGTGCTAAAGCAACAAAAGCAATTGTAGACCTTGCAGTAAAAACAGGCTCAATCTTAGCCTCAAATGCAGCACTAGGGTCGGCGGCTGGACCACGTATGGCTGTTCCTCTTTTCGGCAAACTTGCTACAGCAATAGCTCCTGTGGTTGCTGTGATGGGACCTTGGGGTTTAGCGATCGCGGGACTTATCGCTGCTGTTATTACGGCTACTGTGGCTTTGGATTTATTCGCTCCTAAAATTACCAAGGAGCAACTAAACAACGCAGAAAACCAAGGTGGGTTGCCACCTGAAATTAAACAGATTATCAATGCCAAGAAAGAAGGTGAAAGATTAGATTTAGCGTCACAACAGGTTATTAAACTTTACAAGGATCAGGAGTTGAACAATGAGCGACTACGCGAGTTTGCCAACTCAGTAGGACTAGATGGCAACCCCAATAACTTTGTTGCACCACGGGTTGCTGCTATGCCTGAAAAACAAAGGAAAGAATTTGAACTTACTGATAAAGCAAAAAACATTAATACCGATATTGAAAACAAAAGAAAATCACTGAAAGCAATAGAAGACAATGCAGACACGGAAGTTGAAAAGTCGGCAGCAAGATCAGGAGATTCCTACAAGAAGGTACAAGCCGAGCTCGCTCAACTTGAAAAAAATAAAAAGTTGATGCAATTGGATTTCATGGCTAGTTATGGCAATAAGTCAAAAATGGATGCAATTGATAAGCAGATTAAAGACAAAGAAGCGGAAATACGCAAAGCCGTTGAACAAGTCCCAGAATCAACACCTTGGATTGTTTCTTCTTATGAAGGACTTGGTGGTTTTGCTCCAGTCAATAAGCCAGTTGTTCCAAAAGATTTAAAACCAAAAGAAGACTTAGAGAACTTAAAAAAACAAAAAGCCACCTTACAAACAAATATTGGTGCTTCAGCCCAACGCAGACTTGACTATGATGAGATCAAGAATATTGACGCTAGACTCAAGAAAGCTGCTACTGAGTTTGTAGACTTGCAAGAACAACTAAGAACAAACCCTAGCTCTGCTTTACGCGCTAAAGCAGGAACAACCAGGGAACTGATTAAACAACTGCAAAAACAAAGGGAGAAGTTTGTTGACAGCTTTGGCGACCCCACACCTGCACTCAAGAGATCGATCAAAGATATCAAAGATAAGATAGCCGAAGTTCAGACCAAGAGCGATGTTCCAGAAGCACAAAAGAAGGTTACTACCAAGCAACTTAGAGAAACGCTAAATCAACTTCAAAAGATGCTGGCGACTGCAACTCAGTTTAGTGTTACAGAAATATCTGAAAGTATGTACACTCAGGCAACCAACGCACTCAAGGACGCTGAGACCAAGTACAATGCAAACATGAATGCCAATAAGATAGCATCGAACCTATCCCAATCCAGGATTTACGGCAAAACTAACCTGACATCTCAACAGATTGCTCCTGAATTATCCAGACAACAAATCAAGGATTTAGAGACTCAACAATCTGAACTTAATAAGAATTTAACAGTCAAGGAATCTAACCTCAAAAATCTGAATGTTGCCCTTGCGTTAGGGGTTGGTGACATGGCTGGGCTGACATCAGAGATAGAGAAGCTACAGCAGGACATCATGAAGGACAAGGAACAGATTAGCCAAAATGTCCTTGAGATTGCCAAAGCCCGACGCGAAGCTAATCAAGCGTTAATTGACCAGACTAAGCAGGTGGCGGAATACTACCGGACAAATATTAGAGAATCTGAATTAGCTGTTATTGAATACAAAAAAGCCATTGTCAGTATCAAAAACCTGGGATTTGCTAACAGGTTGAGACAGGCATTAATTGGAGCGGGAACTAACATTGTTACTGAGTTTGTAGAAGGTTTAATTAATATATTTCAGCAACTTGGTGAGATTGAAAACATCAGAATTGATCAGGAAAGACAAAAACTAGAATACCGAAATAGTATTACAGACATGCAGTTAAAAATGTCTGAATTACAGCGTAGTATTCCTGGTTTAGACCCCAATAAACTTGGCCAATTCAATCAATCCTTAAAAGGTATTGGTGGCACTTTATTGGACATTGGTAAAGAGATTGAGCGCATTAACAAAATGCTAGGAATAGATGTGGTTAATTCTACCAACGGGTTAAACATGGCACTAACAAAAGTGTCTAACACATTTTCTAATCTTAACTCCATGCCTAGCATTGTTGTTTCATTGCCAGGTAATCCTAACACGCCTGTACCTCCTTCGCTACACCCGCCCATTGATCGAATTATACCTATATCTAATCCTAAAAAACCCAACAACGATCCGTATGAGTGGATGGGAATACCAACAAAGCAATCAGAATTACCCGCCATTAATCCGACAGCGATCGCGTCCATGAGCAAAGGGGTCTTAGTGGCAGGGATTGCCAGTGATGTTCCTTACCTACCTCCACAGCCTCAACTAGTGGCTCAAGCCCCGCCTGGTGGCAAATCTGCAAACAAACCCAAGCCTCCCAATAATGCCATTGTGTCCCCGATTGGTGGAATGAATATCTCTGAATTTAATAAGAAAAATTACTCAGTTGATTCAAATCTCATTATGAGGTTTTATGTTGATCAAAATCAAAAAGTGCTTTCATCTGTCGCGGGGACATTAGTAAGGGTGAACGCAAATACAGTAGAATTGCAAAAAAACATTAATGGAAAATTACTAGCAATCAGGTACGGAGGACTTAATATAGACAAAAACATCAAGTTCAACAAAGACAACAGAGCATCTGTCACGGCTGGACAAGTCTTAGGTACGCGGACTAATTGGGCGGGTACAGAAAGCAAGGTTGGTATTTCCGTAACAATAGATGGTAAAGCAAAAAATCCTAGTAAGTTTTTCCGAGATGCAGTTGAGGGGAAACGGCAAAACCCTATAACTAAATTTGGTAATTGGCTATTCGACAAAATAGATCCTGATACTGAAAAGCTGGGCTTAGTTCCACAAAATGTTAGTCCATCCTGGCTAAAAAATCTTAGAACAGGCGTTGGCAATCTTGGAAGAGGCGTTGGTAACTTTGGAAAAGGAGCATGGGATATGACGACTTCAGTTTTTGGATTTGGTAAAAAAGTAATTGAAAATAGTCCGGGCTATAGACTTGCAGAACAAATTCCAATAGTCCGAGCAGTAAAAGAAACTTATGATGAAAAACAAAAGAGAGAAGAAGCACGAAAGAGAGAAGAAGCACGAAAGAGAGAAGAAGCACGAAAGAGAGAAGAAGCACGAAAGAGAGAAGAAGCACGAAAGAGAGAAGAAGCACGAAAGAGAGAAGAAGCACGAAAGAGAGAAGAA